ATGGCACAACAACTGGGGAGCAGATTCAGGGCTGCATTTGACAACCTTTAAAAAGAATTATTTTAGAGCGTAAATTTTGCAAATGCGCGAAAAAGTTCGTATATTTGTTGCAGAAACATTTCTGCTTCTAAGTTTATGTCGGATATTATTAAAAATATTTGAGCCATGTGGAATTTCTTTATTTTTTGGTTGGTATTACATGCTGTTTTTGCCTTATATCTTTTCATCCGTTCTCTTATTGACCCGAAGTTTGCTGAGAAATTGTCGGAAATGAATCGGAGAGAGAGAGAAAGGAAAGCGAGAAGAAGAAAACCAATTAACCCATACGAAACAGACATGTACGGGAATCCCATGTACCCGAAAGCTTATGCAGAAGCTGAAAGAAAAAGAAGAAAAAAGGAATTTTGTCGAAGTTGTTGACAGGATTACGCACAATGCTTTCTTGTCTTTTATACAATCATGAATGCGTGTTACTTTTGGAACATCAACCCAAAAGTAACACGTTTTTTATGAATGCACAAGACATTAAGACGGTAAAGTTGGTTATCAATTCTGACCAAGCACAACAAAAGTTAGACGACATAAATAAGAAACTGGAAACGGCACGACAAAAACGTGCCGAAGCCTTTGAACGTGGAGATGGAAAGGCGTTGCAAACCTATACGCGAGAAATCAAGATTTTGGAAAGACAGGCCGAGCGTATGCAAAGCAGGGCGCAAACCGTGGAAAAAGTGCTGAAGAACTTGGACAAAGCCACTCCCAAAGAACTGAAAAAAACAATCAAGGAATTAAATAGGGAACTTGAGAATGGCAATGTGGAGCGAGGGTCGGAGCAGTGGAAAACGCTAACACGAACTTTGGCTAAAGCACGGGCCGAACTTGATAAGATCAACTCGGAAATGAAAGTCGCCAAAGAAAATGAAGAGACAGGACTTGCAGCCTTTGGTAAAAAATGGGTAGGCATTACAAGTATCGTCAATACCGTTTCACAAGCCTTTGAGTCAGCTTTGGATTCCATGCAAGGCTATGTAGAAGAGTTTGCCGAAATGGACGAACACCTGGCCAACGTGACGAAATACACCGGCATGAGCCGTGAAGAAGTGGAAGAACTGAATGAGGCGTTTAAACGGATGGATACCCGTACCAGCCGCGCAGCACTCAATGACTTGGCCGCTGATGCCGGACGCTTGGGCATACAGAGCAAACAGCAGGTGCTCGACTTTGTGGACGCTGCCAATGTGCTGAATGTGGCTTTGGGTGAGGATCTGGGCGAAGGCGCGGTGAAAAACATCGGCAAACTGGCTCAGCTATTTGGTGATTCGGAACGCATGGGACTGAAACAGGCCATGCTGGCTACCGGCTCAACCATCAACGAACTGGCACAAAGTTCATCGGCAAACGAAGGATACATCATGGACTTCACGGCACGCCTTTCGGGTATGGCCCGACAGGCCGGCATGACACAGGCTCAGGTAATGGGACTGGCTTCGGTCATGGACCAAAGTATGGTGAATGCCGAAGAAGGTAGCACGGCATTGAACCGCCTGATACAGGAACTCTACACCAAACCGGCTGAAATGGCAAAAGCCGTAGGACTGGATGTAAAAAAGTTTACTACGCTCGTAAAACAGGATGCCAATGCGGCCTTGTTGGAGTTTGCCTCTGCCGCACAAAAATTGGGCGGTATGGACGCGCTCGCTCCACGCATGGCCGAATTGCAACTAACGGGGGTAGGCGTTACAAAAGTGATTACTTCATTGGCAAACAATTTGGAACTTGTCAGAAACACCCAGCTACAAGCCACGGAAGCTTTTGCACAGGCAGACAGCGTGCAAAAGGAATACGACAAAGCCAACAATACCACGCAGGCACAGCTCGAAAAATCAAAACAAAAGCTGGCCGACTTGCGCACGGAACTTGGCGAGAAATTGATGCCCGTGTTTACCACAGCTACGAATGGGCTAACCGCTTTTTTGCAGACATTGATGGCGGTTGGAACGTTCACGGCTCAGAACATTAAAAGTATAGGGATGTTGACTTTATCGGTACTTTCATACACAGCATCCATAAAAATTTGCACTGCTATAGAAACAACCAAAAATATAGCTGTTTCAATGTTTTCACGAGCAGCGGCCACTGTACGTGCTGCCGGATTGATGCTCACTGCCAGCTATGCCAAACTAACCGGAAATGCCGTATTATTACGCGCCGCACAGATGAAACTGAACGCCACCATGCTGGCCAACCCTTATGCTGCAGTGCTGGCCGCTGTAGTTGCTGTAATCGGGGCGGTGTATCTGCTGGCTTCGCGAACCAAAGAACTGACCCGCGAACAACGATTGCAAAAAGAAATACAGGCCGATAGCCTGGAACTTGAAAAACAGGGCACAGAAGCAACGGCTAAAACGCAAAACAAAATAAAACTGCTTACAGCCATTGTGCATGACAACACCCGAAGCCTTGCTGAACGCAAAAAAGCCATTCACGCATTGCAACAGATTGCACCTCAATATCAGGCCGAAATCAACGAGGAAGGCCGCATCACGCGCGAAAATACAAAAGCACTCACCGACTACATCGAGCAACTGAAGAAAAAGGCCATAGCGCAAGCTGCCATAGCCAAAACTGATGAATTGACCGGACAGCTGCTCGACCTTGAAATGAGCCGTGACCGCCGACGCAATGCCGTTAGCATACGAAAGGTTGTCATTGAGGTTGGGTATGATAAAGAGCTGAGCATTCATCCCTTCGCCTACGGCCTGACGGAGGCGGTCCAGAAACAGGAGAAAACTGGCTGTGGAGGGGATGGTCACCAAATCATAGTGAAATGGTACCACGATGATGTCTGAATTGACGAACATGTGAACCAGTCCTTCAGCATGCAGACTGCCCGGTGAATCCATCAGCACCACATCCAGTTCGGGGTCGTTGTGCAGTTTTTCCACCAGCGAGGTCATCTCCACTTTGTTGTTGGGTTCGTATGACCAGACTTCATAGGGCAGTTGTTCCTCTCCATACTTCTTGATGTCTGCCTTGCGGCATTTCAGGATGGAATGCTGGAAATCGCAGTCGATAATGACAACACGGACTCCTTTTGCCACGAGATAGTTGCCAAAAGTCACACAGAGGGGCGTCTTTCCGACGCCTCCTTTCTGGTTGGCAAAGGTGATTATGACCGGGGTCTGTATCATGTTGTTTTCCGTTTATCAAATTCGCAAGCAAAAGTAAATGCTGGAACAGGGAAAACCTAAATGCACAACATCAATGTGCTTTCGGTTGCTGAAACCGGGGGTTGAATGGACTTCGAAACAAGGGAATCTGAGAAAAATTAGCCAAAAAAGTTACAACTAAAAGTCCCCTTTTCGCCTTTAGCCATATGCTTAAAACATTAAACATCATGTTATTCATCTCCTAAAGTATCAAAATTCTTAAATCCAAACTTAGACAATTCCTTTACCTTTTATTGTTCAAATAAGAAGGTTTCAGGAGAATCATGTGCTATAATTTTGCTATATTTGTAGTTAGCTTACACTTATGACTTACCTATGATCAAACTTCGCTGCGCAGTAGAACGAATTACCTACCAGAACCCCGACAACGGATACACGGTATTGAAGGTAAAGGTTTCCGGTTACAAAGATCTGGTTACCTTGATTGGCTACCTGTTGGACTTACCTGCAGGTACGATATTGTTGTGTGAAGGCGAATGGAAAGTAGACCGGAAATACGGCAACGAGTTTGTAGCGGACACCTGGACAGAAATCATGCCCTCTACGCTCTACGGCATCGAACGCTACCTGAGCAGTGGTCTGGTGAAAGGTATCGGCCCCAAGTATGCCAAACTCATCGTCAAACAGTTCGGTCTCCAGACACTGGAAGTCATTGAGAACAACATCGAAGAACTGCTGAAAGTGCCGGGTATCGGCAAAAAGCGCTTTTCCCAGATTCAGGAAAGTTGGGAGAAGCAGAAAGACATCAAGGATGTGATGGTATTTCTGCAGAGCTATGGAGTAAGCACGGCCTATGCAGCAAAAATCTACAAGAAGTATGGCAAGGACAGCATCGGTAAGGTCCGGCAAAATCCTTACCGGCTGGCAGATGAAGTGTGGGGCATTGGTTTTAAGATGGCCGATGATATAGCCCACAACATGGGTTATCTGGATGATGATCCGCACCGTTGCAGAAGCGGTATTCTACATACCCTGCACCAACTCTCTACAGAAGGACATGTCTATGCAGAAAGGGAGCAACTGATCAAAGCTGCCCATGAACTGCTGACTACCGATGAGTCCCTCATTATCCACACCTTGAAACAGATGGAAACGGATGAGGAAATCATCGCCGAAGAAGATGCCATCTATCATCCTTATTATTACTATGCAGAAGTCGGCGTAGCTAGAGACCTGCTTGACCTGCTGCTTCCTGCTGAACAAGACCTCTTCGCAGAAACCCTTGAAGTCAAATCACTCAGCAAGGAAACGGGTATAGAGTATGACGAGATTCAGTTACAGGCCATCGAACAGGCCATCCGTTCCAAAGTCATGGTGCTGACCGGTGGCCCGGGTACAGGTAAAACCACTACAACCCAAGGTATTCTTGCCGCATTCCAGCACATGGGATTGAAGATTCTGCTGGCTGCCCCTACCGGACGTGCGGCCAAACGAATGAGCGAAGCTACTGGAAGGGAAGCCAAGACCATCCATCGTCTGTTGGAGTATAACCCGCAGGAAGGCTGCAAGCGAAACGAGGAAAATCCACTGGAAGGGGATGCCCTCATTGTGGATGAATGTTCGATGATAGACATCCACCTGATGATGCATCTGATGAAAGCTATCCCCTCGAACATGCGCCTGGTTCTGGTGGGTGATGTGGATCAGCTACCCAGTGTGGGACCCGGAAACGTACTGCGCGACATCATTGAAAGCCGGAGGATACCTGTTATCCGCCTGACCCGCATCTTCCGTCAGGCGCAAAGCAGCCGGATTGTGATGAGTGCTCATGCAATCAATCAGGGCAATTATCCCGATACGAGCAACGGCAAGAATACCGACTTCTTCTTCATCAAACAGGAAAAGCCCGAAGCTGTGGCTGAAACTATTGTAGAACTGGTGCAGAAACGGCTTCCTCATGCGTATGAGGTAGATGCCCATCAGATTCAGGTACTGACTCCCATGCAGAAGGGGAATATCGGAGCCATTGCACTGAATGCAGCGCTGCAGAAAGCCTTGAATCGCTCAAAGGTTGGACTGACTCGTGGAGTCAACACCTTCAAACTGGGTGACCGTGTCATGCAGCTACGAAACAATTACGAAAAGAAAGTGTTTAACGGTGACTTGGGCTATATCGAATCGGTAGATATGGATGAGAATACACTGAGTGTGAATTTCGAAGGAACACTGGTATCTTATGAAATCTCAGAATTGGAAGAACTGACGCTGGCTTATGCCACTACCATCCACAAGTCGCAAGGCTCAGAATATCCCATCGTGGTGATGCCCGTCATGATGAACCACTACATCATGCTGCAACGCAACCTCATCTATACCGGTATCACCCGTGCCAAGAAAATCTGTATTCTTATCGGCACTCCCAATGCCCTTCATTATGCCATCAACAACATGCAGGTTTTAAAACGGAATACGAAATTGAAAGAGCGGTTAAATATGTAAGCAAAGTTGCCAGAGTAATGTATGACACTATTCCATTAACAGAAAAAATATAAGCACATTGCAAATCAATTGAATTCAAGGGAGAACCCCTCGGCAATACGCCGAAAGGTTCTCCCTTTTAGTTTCTCATTTCATCCAATATGTTTTTCAACAGAAAAGAAGCATTCAGGTTCTTGGCCACCCCTTTGGCTATACGATAGGTGTATTCAATGTCTTTCGACAGGGCTATTTCAAAACAATAATTGCTGAATACCTCCTTATTTTCGTCCTCCAGTTTTGCCAGCTCCAAATCATGGGTGGCAATCAATGCCGCTACATTATGGCATATAATCTCGCGCAGGAAAACGATGGAGCCTTCCAACTTGTCTTTCGAATTCGTACCTTTCAGAATCTCATCCAAAATAATCAGGGTATAAGGATTAGACTTCACATGCTGTATGAGTTGCTTCAAGCGAAGAAGCTCCGCATTGAAATAAGAGATATCCTTTGACAGATTGTCTGTTGTTCGCATACTTGAAAACAGGGTAACGATTGAGAACCTGAAAGAGGTAGCACATACGGGTACCCCGTTGCAAGCCAGGATGTAATTGATTCCGATGGTCCGTAGGAAAGTACTTTTCCCTGCCATATTGGCTCCGGTCACGATGGCGACATGCTTCTTTCCGAGTGTAAAGCTATTAGGGACAGCTTGCTTGTAGGCCAGAAAAGGATGATAGATATCTATGGCTTCAATCACCTTCTCATCCTGTTCCGGAAGTATTTCCGCTGCGGTGTTGGCAGGATGATTGAACGAGTAATTGGCCAGACTGACCAACGCATCTATTTCGGAAATGCAATGGATCCATTTTTCCATGTGCGCCAGATGCTTTTTCTCCCATTGGATGATACGCTTCAACAGTAAAATGTCAAACAGGAAGAAACCATTGAAAAGAATATAGAAGATGGCATTCCCCCGCTGATCGAACAGGTTCAGCAAGCGCGACAATTCAGCGAAGGACTTCAAGCTATTTGCTGAAGAAGAAAACAGTCCTTTTTGTAATTCAACCAAAACCCTAGCTTTGAATCTGGCATTCTGTATGTCATTCAAGACCTCGATATAGGCAACGAGTTCTTGATAAATTTTACTTATACTAATATTGGTCGCCAATGTCTTGCGAAAGAACAAAATCGAGCAGCCAAGATTTAATAGGAAGAATGTCATAAAATACTGCCATCCAATCAGTTTTAATAAAGCCAGCAGAAAAGAAAGAATGGTCATTCCTACGCAAACAGCAGGAATGGCGGAACGCAGGAGAAAACCGTGTTTTTGTTTTTCTGAAGCCAGCTCAGAAAGCATTTTAAGATTATCCGGAATGAACCTGTTGGCCATAAACCTGATACGCCAACTGAAGTTATCTGCCAGTTCTACAATGGCCGCCTGATTGAGAAGAATTTCCTGCTTATCCTGACAGAGGTTCGTCAATTTCTCGGCCAACCTGTCGCTCCCTTTCCGGGTGACACTTCTGTTCATCCGGTTGAATAAGGAACTTGGACCAAACAGATCCAAATCAAACGAGTATTCATGTTCTAGATTGATGTAAACCTCTCCCGAGGAAAATGATGTAAAATCGCCTTCCAGATAGGCCAGTTCATGCTTGCAGACAGACTTTTTACGTTTCAGCCCATCACAGAATTTCTGACAACGGCTGTCCAATACGCAAGCAGATAAATAAGCTGCAAAAAATGAACAGGCACCTGCCAGATTCAGAAAAGTGAAATTTTTGATAGCGAGATAGACAAAGAAAGCACTTGCACCAAAGAAAAGAAGTTTCGCCAGCAAATAGGCATTGCTCTTCCTGCGGAGCTTTGCTATTTGTACATCCAACTGTTCTATTTCCGATTGATAGATAGAATACACCATAGCTTAATTTTTAAAAGGTGCAAAGTAAAGCAATAAGCAAAAGAAAAGCCTTGAACAAATTCAAGACTTTCCATCCAGGCGTATCTTTTTACGGATATGGCTGATTGTTTCCGGGGTTACACCCAGAAAGGAGGCGATACTTCTCAATGGTACTTTCTCTTTCAACTTTGGACACCTACTCATCAGTTTCTTATACCGTATCATCGGACTGCAATAGGAATCAAGAAACCGGTCATATGCTAACTCATATAAATTTTCTGCCGCCTTCTTTCCTTCTTTCAAGTTGTCCAAATTAACTTCCCAATATGTGACTAGTTCATTCAATGCAATTTCATAAACTACACAGTCTGAAATAGCTTGAATGCTGACCTTAGACTGTTGGGATTTTATGAAGGAAGAGTAATCACATACGAACTCATTTTCAAAAGCATAGCCTACAATATGTTCAAGGCCTTCTTCGTCTGTAAACGAATACTGAAAGCTACCGGACTCAACCCACCCGGCAGACCGTGAAACTTCATGCTGGCGGATAAAAAAATCTTTCTTCCTGTATGTATGTTGCTTGCCATGTTTCAAAAAGAAATTCCTTAAAAGATGAAGACTCAAGTTCTTTTGGTAATAATTGAAATTCTTCATGGTATCAGGTAAATAAACTCATATTGTGTACAAATAGATTTTAATCACATCATAAATGCAAAGTTATATTTTAAAGATGAATATCGAACACAACAGTAGGCAGTTTTTTTATAGGTAAACAGAAAGTAATTACATCTTTAATGAGTGTCCATCATCCACCTCATCATAGTTCGTTTTCTTACCAACTTCCCATTCGCGATTGGCACTGTGGCTACCGATTCCTTTCTTGTTGAGTTTGCCAAGCCCCTGATGCGTCTTCTGCTGCAAACTCTTGATCGGATTCAATTTGGAAGATTTCTTAAAAGGAGTGCCTTTCCGTTTCTGCTTCATGGATTTCTTCTTCACCCGTTCTACATCAAAGCCTTCTTCATTCAGGTTAATAAGGATATGTTCCTTAAAATTGATGGCATAGTAGGTATCATCTACCTGACGGATGATGAAGCCTTCTTGATACATGGCGCTGCGGGGGGACTTCACTTTGGGATCATTGAAGATTTCATGCAGGCGGCCGACGGAATCGGCATACTTGGGAGGACGTTCCGTAGAGATGTCCACCAGGTCCGGCCGGTCCACCTTGAATACCTTGCACAGCATTTCCACTTCGGCTGCGTTCTGCGGACGGAACTTCTCGATGAAGCTGATGCGGTTGTTGCGGTCTATGGCCTTGGCCATGAAAGGGGGCAAGGGTCTGCTTTGGCCATCGTAGTAGATGACACCTTTCTTTATATAGGCACACTGTTTCTTGAGTTTCTGGAAAATTTCTCCCTGAGTGATTTTGGGATTGAGGGTCAACAGTTGGTCTATGAATGCTTCTATCCGGTCAAAGCGTTGTTCGGGAGTAGCAAAGTCCAGCAGTTCTTCTACGGCAAGGACTCTGGCTCCATGAATGACGGTCTTGTTGGCATGGTCAATCAGCATGTAGCCGTAGGGTTTGTCTTTCTTGCCGAAGAAGACCACATCCACGCCGAAATTCTTCTTCATTTCCTTCTGCAGTTCTTCCTTATTGGCGCATACGTCCCGGTATTTCTTCAGGTAGGCTCTCAGCTGGCGATTGCGTGCCTTGTCTTGATAACCTTTTTTATATAGAGCTTCAATCTCTGTCAGGGGGAGTTTCTTTTGGATTCTACCGCCTTGTTTGACGAAGACGTTCCCGTCTTTCTAGAAGACTTCATAGCCCATGGTTCCCATCACGGCCTTGAACTGGGCAAAGGAGGAGAAGCTGTACTGCTTGGCGGCCTCGATGTCTTTCTCTGTTTTTTGTGTTCTATCGGTTCCAAGTATCTTGTCAATGACCGCCTGCGAGCGTCTGCGCTCATGGTCGTGCTGTATCTTGTGTCCATCGGGCGCAATTCTTGAAGTCACAATATGCAAGTGCGCATTGTCTGTATCGTTGTGGGAATAGATGAGCCAGGGTTGTCCGGGTTCGGCATAACCCATTTCCTGCAGATATTGGTGCGCGAAATAAAGTAACTGCTGTTCCGTCATCTCATGTCCCTTGCAGGAGATGGCTACATGGAACTGGGCTTTCTGTATTCTGGGATTCATGGAGGAATATTCCATGAGAAACTGAGTCAACTCATCGGGGGTTGGTTTGCGTACTTCGCCGAGTGCTCCGAAGTTTTGTATCTCCAGTAACCGGGCTACACCTTTCGCCACCTTCCGTTCATTGTAATCTACAGCATGGAAGTTCGAACTTCCGGGTAAAATGGTTGCTATCATCTGAATAGTCAGATTAGTTGGGTTCAACGGTCAAAACATATACCGCACAAACACTACTTCGACATTTTGGTCTTTATACACTTGAGTGTAATCAGTTCCAAATCCCGTTTGATGCGGTTCATCGTTTCCTGTATTTCGCGGACAGTCGGAAGCACTATCTCCTGGATATAGCTGGGTGCAAGCAACCCGGCTACCGCCAGTTCGTTGGCTCGTTTGACCACCTGATTCAGGTTGCCACCTGCCCAGGACAGTTCGTTCTGATTCTTTCGGTAAAACTCACCGAGTTCTCGGATCAACTCGATGCGTTTCTTCACATCCACATTGGAAAATTCCTGCACTGCCGACAGGATATAATGGCTCACAGAGTGGAATGAGCCTGATTTTTCCTTCAACAGTTGGGCTTCCTCCGGGGTAAGCCGCAACTGAAATACTTTGGTCTTCTGCTTCATACTTCCTTGGATTACTTGTTAGCCGGGTTCTCCGGACACCTATTTCGCAGAGCGAAACAGCGATTTATCGCCCCGTTGCGGCAGCAATCGGCAAGTGACCCTTGTGAGGACAAAACTCCGTTTTGTAATGACAAGGGTACAACTTGCTTGACAAATCCTGCAACGCAGTTCGATGCCTTCCCGGTAGCTTTAGCGACCTCAAAGAAGCATAAAAAACGTCGAAAGGCAAAAATTCACAACATCATTCTTTGGAGAAATCTTCGGTCAATTTATCCTGATTATCAAGTATTCCAAGTTTGCTTGTCCGTTGTTCTCAACTTCTTTGGAACGGCATACGTCCATATAATAATCACTTTATGCCAAGTTTGGCTAATGTCTTGAACCCATGGTTCGCCCATCTCATATTCCGTGGTTTCAGAAATCCGGCAATATAGAGTTGCAAGGCTATAGATATGTCTAATCTCCCATCATATTGACTTCAAGGGTAAAAGAGTATTGCAGCGTACGGACTCAGAACGGGAGGGAAAAAGAAGTGCAGAAGCGTATGGATATGCGGTCATGTAAAAGCGCCAACAGCAAATACCTTGGTAGCTATGACCTAAAACATAGAGTGTGTCTCACTTTTTGAGGGAGTATCGTGGTAACTTTGCAACAAAGTCCACCGGTTGGCTCTGTATGAGATACAAAATGAGTATATTTACGGATATTACTGATGGCAACAGCTTTAAGTAAGTAGAATCACTAAAACAGTAAGAGTATGATTGGAAGTATCATTGGGGACATCGTAGGTAGTATCTACGAGTTCAGTAACATACGAACCAAGGACTTTGAGTTCTTCGGTCGCTACGTGGAATACACGGATGACAGCATCCTGACATTGGCTACAGCGGATGCCATCCTGGCCGACCGCCTTGCACAGGTGGCGGATTACTATGTCCGGTATGCGGAAGCTTATCCCACACCGATGGGTGGATATGGAAACAGTTTCCAAAATTGGGTCATGCAGAAGACAAAAACCGGATATGCTCCGGCATACAACAGCTGCGGCAACGGATCGGCCATGCGTGTCGGTCCGGTGGGTTGGGCTTTCGATACGAAAAACGACATCATGAATGCTGCCAAGGTTTCGGCAGAAGGGACGCACAATCATCCGGAGGGCATCAAGGGGGCACAGGCTACAGCCATGTGTATCTTTCTGGCTCGTAAGGGTGCATCGAAGAATGAGATTCAGCAATGTATGGAGCAGGACTTCGGCTATCGTTTTCCGCTCACCATTGCCGAACTGCAAAAGCGTTATTCCTGGAACGGAGTTGACGGGGAAGGCAATGGCGGCATCTGTCAGGACAGTGTTCCTCAATCCATCCAATGTGCGCTGCAAGCTACAGACTTTGAGGATGCCATCCGTAATGCCATCAGCATCGGTGGAGATTCCGATACCATCGGCTGCATCACCGGCTCCATTGCTGAAGCACTTTATGGGGTACCCGAAGAGATGTATGAGAAAGCGATGACCTATCTGCCCGAGAACTTCCGGAAACTGGTTACTGAGTTTGAAGCGAAATACGGCAGTGGGCTGCGTAAAACAGAAGGAAGATGACTATTCTGGAGAAATACATTTGGGTGGTCAATACGATTTTCCATGCCGGAGAGAAGGGGCTTTCTTTGAAGGAACTCAACGATAAATGGCTCCTCAATGAAGATGCCAGTAATGGCAAACCAATCCCCAGACAGACCTTTGACCGATGGAAAGGCAACATCCTCATGTCGTTAGGGGTGCTGATTGAATGCAACTGGAAGGATAGCTTTCGCTATTACATCGCCAATCCGGAGAGTTTGAAGAACGGAACGCTGAATCGGTGGTTGCTTGACACATATACCACTGCCCAAAACCTCCTGCAATACAGCACGCTTCATGATCGAATTTTGGTGGAGCCGGTACCATCCAGTCAGCAGTTCCTTACTGACATTCTGAATGCCATCAAGGAGACGAAGCTGATCCGGCTCAGTTACCGGAGTTTCAAAAGGAATAAGTCCTATACGTTCCCGGTTGCACCATACTGCTTGAAGTTGTTTCAAAGAAGATGGTACCTGCTGGCTCTCAGTATCAATGACGGAATGATTCGGGTATATGGGTTGGACAGAGTAGAGCACCTGGAAATCTTGAAAGAAGCATTCGTTCTGCCTCAAGATTTTAACGCCCAAGCTTATTTCTCTTCCTATTTTGGTGTGGTTATAGAGGATAAGTCCATCGAAAGGGTTGTCATCCGTGCCTATGGAAGGCAGCAGCATTACCTGCGCTCACTGCCGCTGCATGAGAGCCAGCAAGAGGTCTTCACCTGCGACGAGTATGCAGACTTTGAACTTTTAGTGCGCCCGACCTACGATTTGTGCATGGAATTGCTTAAATTTGGAAACATGGTAGAAGTCATGCAACCAGCCACATTGCGGCATGAAATGCACAACAGGGCAAAAGACCTATGGAAAATGTACGATACCGATTAAAAACTTAATACAATGGAAAAGACCAAACAAGAATTATTGAAAGAATGGAGTGAAAAATGGACTAAACAGTTCAATGAACTCTCACAAACACATAACACTCCGTATTATACCCAATCACCTCTCAATGTAATAGAAACTGACGTTGAACTGATGGTTATAGGAATAAATCCCAAAGGAAATGGGAAATGCACCTCGACCCATACAACTGATGGTTACTTGGAGGGAAACAAAGAATGGTGGAGCAAGCGGTTTGACAAGGAATTAAAAGACTCCCGTTTTCTTGCCAACGGACGACTATTCCTTGGATATGGTTCCAAATGTCCGGACAGCCAGATTGATGATGACAAGAAGGTGGTATGGACAAATCTCTCTCCGTTTGAGTCATCCAAAGGTGTCAGTAACTTGAAAAAAGAGTTGTTGGCTGAAGGTATTAAAAGCACTATAGAGTTGATAAACATACTCAGGCCTAAAAAGATTGTTTTCATGGAAACAAATGCTTTTGAGACCCTTAGAAATAATATGGATGAAGCAAAGGCTGATACTATAAAATCTATACAAGTCTTTGATAACTTGAAATGGGAAATTGGCACAGTCTTTGGAATTCCGGCTGTCAGTATTCTACACCCGTCCTCAAGAGATTGGATGGTAAGTAAATACTTCATATCCTTATTTCTCTTCCTTCACAACTTAATAATCCATGAGTTCCCTGACAAATCCTTGAAGGATATTAGAAAAACAATGCGTAATGAATTAAATCTCTGGAAGCAGCGCATCCAAGCGGTGGATGAACTCTAAAAGCATATACATAAGCTACTCGCCTTGGTCTAGTGGTTAATCCACAAGATCAAGGCGAGTTTTTTAGCTGATTCTCTCACAGACGAAATAAGAGGAATTCATCTTGTTGGCATCAATCTCGATGCCGTACTTGCTGGAGAAAAGCTGAGCCAACATCGGTTGCTCGCGAGCCTGATTCAAAGGAGGAGTTGTGGTAGCTGTAGAGGTTTCCACAAACATTCCTTTCTCCACTCTCTTACGCTTGTCCTTGCAAGGGGCATTCGTTCCAAACTTTACTGAAATTTTCCAAAGTGCCATACTGTTAGTTTTAATAGTTAGTGTTTCATATCACCAGCAAAAGTAGCTGGGAGATGCCTCATTTTTGAAGACACGAACAAAGGAAACAATGTGGTCCAACATGGTCCAACACGACAAAAATGTGGTCCAACAATGAGAAAACAATTACTTATCTTAGGAACGATTGACCCTTTAAATCCTTAGAACAAAAGACCTGTAAATCAATGATTAAATAGTGCTAACAACCAGGAAAAATAAGTCGCATTGTTTCTTTATTCCATTGGTTTTTAGTATATTTGAGTATAGAAATAACTAAAAAGAAAGCTATGGCATTGGTACTATTCTTCATATATTTGATACCGGTCGCGATAATATTCGCCATTCTCTTGAAGGTGGGATTAGTCGTTATCATAAAAGCCATTCAGTTTGCCTGGTGGCTCGGCAAATTCTTGTTTTCTATTGCATGGAAGCTGCTAGTGTTTATCATGGTTTTAATCATAGGGATGATAAGGACAAATGTGCCGCCAAAGTTCTGAAGGACAAGAAAGGGTAAGAAGTGCCTTCAGACCAAGAAGGTAGTACGCTGCATGGGTAAGTGGCTAAATTGTTCCCTTTGGTTAAGTACTACATTTAAGCGAACACCAAGTGATATGGTAGGGCAACTACCGAAAACGACAATCCGCATCAATCGTTAGGACTGATGCGGATTGTTAGCTATATATAAGGTATAGGGTGTTTAGAAACCCTTACCTTTGCTGCGTTCGTAAACCATTTCTTGCTGGTTGTCGCAATTCGTTAACCGGAACTGTACTGTACATCCAACAGGCATATCCTTAGGCAAGTGAGGAGCAAGCGCTGCAATCACCTGATTGATGTTACTGAATCCGATATTTGTCAGTTCGGCTACAACTTCACCCTTGAAATAAGCACGGGCATGAATCATCATCTTTGGCGATATGCGGAAAAGCTTATAGGCAGGTTCCTCAAGATCACGCGCCTTTCCTTGCTTGCTTTTCTTGTTGGAGAAGAATACAAAATCAATGATCTTGGCATTCAATTCCCAAGCACGAGTAAAGTCTATCTTGACATAGCCTCTGGTCACTTTATAGCCCTGACTATGGTTCAAACCGAAGGCAACATCCGCAATATTGGCATCACAATCGTTTTGGGCAATGGTGGCCCATGTATGGCGGAAGGTATAGCCACAATAGAACTGTTCTTTCTTCATGCCCATATCAATACAGATTTTTCTGATACCTATGTTTACACCGGCACAGAAGCTGTCAGAATCCCTATAACGGCTATGAAAAACAAAGAGATACTCATCTTCCTCATCCGCAAGATACTTATTAAACGTCGTTTGAATGAAAGGTTCTACACGCATTTCCATATATGCTTCGTCAGCACGGCTATGCCTTGTTTTAGCACGTTTATACGAAATGATACCATCATGATAATCTTCCTTCTTCAGATTGTACAAGTCAACCGTATTGATTCCGCCCAAACAAAAGATGAGCAAAGCAATATCTCGTCCCAATTCCGGGGTAGAGGCAAGCATCTTGGTTTTCGGAAGGGGCCGGTTAAAGAACTCACGACAAGCTTCTGCGCTGATTGCCAACTTCATGGTCCTGTCTGACTTTGGAATGCTAACTTTAAGCCAAGGATTATACTTGATGCGTATGAGTCCGCGCTCTTCATCATTCAATTCTACCAGTGCTTTCTTGAAAATCTGACGCACACAGGTAGGGTACATCTCTTTGGCTCGATTGGTCAATGACAAGCTATCTATCCAATTATTAATGGTAGTAGTGGTCAATCTGGAGAACATCACTTCGGTGGAGCCCAAATAGCGCTGTAGGTGATCAACAGCCAAGCGATAATTCTTCGCATTACGTTCGTGACCTTCCTCACGCATACGCGCAATAAACTTATTCGCATACTCACTGAAGTTGACTTCTTCATCCAGATTGTTTAAATACTCAATCAATTCTGCTACGGAGAAATGAGAAACATCCTTGCGATTCACGAGGTCACTGTAACGTAAAATCTCACGAGAACAATAGTCATTTACTACGGGATCCTTAATCTCACCCGTCTTGCTGAGTTGCTTATCCGTGACGATTTTTGAGGTCTTGATATACCCCATACGAGAGCGGTGAACGATACGAATGTACACCGGATAGAAGCCATCTGCACGCTTCTTTCTAACTACTGCTTTAAAATTTGCCATATTCTCTTGATTTTTAATTGTTTCAGTGGTGTATGGATTGGTGTATGTAGCCCTGTTTAAAAGTGTATGCGTGGTGTATGCGTAGGCCGTACATTTGGCTTCACAAAGCGATGTCAAGTGTACGAACCGCTTAAAAACAGTTTAGGCTGTAATGCCTTAAAATCAGGTCATTACAGCCTAAAACAATTATTTAATTATCCGTCGATTATTCCTCAACAGCAGCCTGCGCCGCTCTAAAACGCTTCTGACATTCACTAACTTACTGATTTAGTGTATGTATAGTGTATGCGTTTAGCGTTCACTGTGTACGAAAAGCCGTTTTTTGAGGATTTATTCCTCAACAGCAGCTTGTGCCACGGCTATGCGTATCTGATTTTCAACGGAGAACGAGCCTTTTGTAAGTCTTTTGTAAGTTTTCGGCCTATTCTCAACTTTTGCATGCCTGAAATTCAATAACATACATATAACTGCGGATAAAACAGCCAAATGCTATTGACTATCAATGAGGAACAATGTTTTCGTAAGTGTTTTGTAAGCTCTCACGAGAGCAAAACCCACGAAAGATATCAAAGAATTATCTGTAACGGGTGCGATAATTCGGTTGCTCGAAACCTTGTGTACCAGTATCTAACAACCTTTGCAAAATTAATCATTAAACATCAAACAAACAATCATTATGGGAACAATCTGATAGGGACAGTCTTTATTTAACGCTTCATTTTGGAAAGCAGCTCATTCATCAGGGTTTTCTTCCGAAGCATTATATAATAAGGTATAGAAAAAGCACTTTAGTAAGCGATAATCAAGAATTTTAGTAAGCTGGCAAAATGCAGCTATACGCTTGTAAATATCCGATAAAACGACAATATCTGTATATTGCCTGCAAGATACAATACTTACCGGGCAGGACGATTGGGCGGTATTCCGCACTTGGGAGATACCTACGTTTCATTTAGCCAAACGAAAGAGTCATGAAAAGATTTGAATAGAAATCTCCTCCTCTAAAAAAAAACAAACGGTCTGCAGTTATACAGGCCGTTTATCATTCAGAGAACTTACTTCATATACTCATAAATAAAGATGGGGAAAGAGTTCAAGATAGCTACCGTACTCTTTGGAGTAACGAAATGCGCCACTTGACCGTCGAATATGGAAAGTTGATTGACCATTGATTTGTTTACAGGCATGGAGTTTTCACCCGTTATCAGCCAATGAGCCTTAGCGACGTTCATCTGCTTCAAGTACGACCAGTTATCCTTCACTTTGATGTATTTCTCTTTGGTAGGGACCTCGCCATCCTTAAACAAGAGATGATCCAAACTGTTATAGACAGAGAAATCGCGTGCCATGTGTTTAAAGTCCTTGCACTCCTCCCGGCTTACCACATAGTTGATATAATCCGCATCCGGCAACTCCCGGGTATAACGAATGGATTCAATCATCGGATAGTTGATGTAGAGTTTGCCGTTGCCCGTTTCGTCATCAAACCATGTGAGCATCTCCCTTACCCTTCGGTTAATCTCTTCCAGCGAAAGCTGCGAGTTCTGAAAGTCATAATCGAAGAAGAGAAAGATTTCCGAAATATCCGAACTGCGAATGCCATCCAGTGTGGCATCACCTGCATCTGCCAACCGTTCGCGCATCAGAGAAACGATGTCACCGCCCTCTCCATAGGCCAGCAGTTCGTTGTAAAGGTCATAGATATTGTTCCCGAAAGAGCAGATGATATTATCGTTCTCCCTCGGGAAATAGAGCCGCTCCAGTGTCCGGTATAGGCGCGGTTCTCGTTCATTGCCTTCAAATACAAATAGAATCATAAGCCAAAAGTACCGCCTCTATAAAGTTTCTCCAGATTGTGGCCAAAGCGCAGCTCTTTGTCGGTAAGGTCACAGATAGCCTTGATTTCATTGTTTCTCAGAATGAAGAAACAATCCGGACGCAACAAGTCATTACTCAGCAGGAAAGTATCATGCGTGGTGACAAACACCTGGTTTGGGCCCTCGAACAGACGTTTTGAAATCTGGTAAGACAGTTCGTGATGATAGAAAGCATCAAACTCATCGATGAATACGAACGAAGCATTGCCCATTTCCTTCAACCAGTAGTATTGCAGTTCCAAGTTCTTTGTGCCTGTAGAAGCGACCCATTGGAAGGGAATTTTCCGACCGTCCATCAGACAATACAGCACATTTTCTCCAGGAATGCCGGGGGCGAACTGAAAGACCTGCCCACTCACTTCGTGCAGGTAGTCAGCAAAATCATCAGCAAGGCCGTTCTTGATGATGTACTCCTCGATGTTACTGCCACCTTCCTTCAGACCAATAAACTCACGGTTGTCCAGACTTCTGAAGAACAGCATATTCTCTACAAAGTCGCGAAGCTGCAGCAAGGCATGTCCTTTAGGGAGCGGTACGGCGCCAAGGAGATAGTTGACCAAGGAAATGTTGTTGGCGCTCTCCTTCAGATTTTCAATGGCCACTTCCGTCAGACCAAATTCTTCGGAAATGTTCAACCGCTCGTTATCCTTCATCAGCACCTCCTTGCCGTCAATAAGCAACTGTTCCCGAATGATTTCCCCTTTTAGTTCGGCAGCCACCTTGCTATAGGTATATACCACATCGTGCCCATCAAGAGCAAACGTGTACTCAAAGTCAACCGGTTCATCGTAATGAGCTGCGCAGGCGTAGTTCAGGTAATAGTCAGGTTTCTTCCATTTGTGTGAAAGATGATTGGCTATGTCGAACAGCGCCAATCCGAAGTTGGATTTACCTGCCCCATTCGGCCCATAGATGATACCATTCTTGACCACACCATTCCGGATGGCATCATTGTTAAAGGTATAGTTGCTGGGATGCGACAAATCCCATTCCATACGATTCTTGAACCCTCTATAGTTTGTTACGGCAAATTTCTTCAACATAGCATTTACTGTTAGTGATTGTTTTGCTTACAAAGATACGCTTTTAATTCTTTCCGTAAAATAATTACGGATATGTTTTATTTGAATCCATGATGCTTTTAACTTTCTTGCTATTTTCAATGGACTAACGTCAGAAAATTACGTCAAAGCAAAAAACAGGAGGATTAGGTCATCAGTCGTGATTTTTATAGAAACACCAGGAAAAGCCAACCCTTCAATATGTCATGCTGATTGCCATTGTTTTGGTTCCTCCTTATTGAAAATCTCTGTTTTGGTCATATCTGACACCTTTATAATCACGTTTCTTCAGCCAATGCCAAAGTGTGATATTCTCATCTAATAAACCACAATCCTTCATATTCAATGCCAAAGCATCCGCAAGCCCTTGGACATGTTGATTTTCGAGAGTATTGGGAGAATCTTTTCCTATCTCATACTCATCAAAACCAATGCGCATGATGTAGAGGTGGTCCTCGTTGTCATCCTCGTGCAACAGCAAGTCTCCAGACATGCTGAAATCCCATAGTTCCACATCGAAAAGATATTCAAAAAAATTCTTTTCGTTTGCAGACTGATAATTTCCTCTCATGGGCTCAAAACAACTTGGCGTCCGAAACCCATAGATTATGAATGGTTGAGTTTCTCATTACCTATATCTTTTTTGCGATATAATTCTCTAATAAACATTAGTTTGGCTTCAAGTCACTTGACCTGTCAAGATTTGCCTCCATACACCATGATGAAAGCAGGATGCCACCTATCGTAGCACCCCTCAAAAAATACTCACTAAAACAGCAGATTCCCCCTAAACGATCAAAGATCTGTCAAGTCGCAGAACTTTCATCGTTTGCTATATACCAGACTTGAGCCTATCTGCCTTCCAAGGCATCAATCTTTTCCTGCATCAAGTCCATCACCTTCTGCATCATATCGATTTTCTCCTGCTTCATGGCGATGATACGCTCCTTGTCCTCCAAGTTGTTATGAAGAGTAGCATTTGACTTTTTCAATGTGTCAAGTTCATTCTGGAGAGAGGTAATCTTTATATTGGCTACAGCCAGGGAACCATCCACCACTCTATCACCCACCTGCGTATTGGTCACATTGCCGTTATAGGCCACCGCCGCGTTCTTGGCGGAAACCCGTTCGTCCTTATTCGGACAAAACAACTCAAAGAAATTGAACTCCAAAGCCTCTGATACCTGTACCAGCTTGTTGGTCTCCATGGTTTCTCGCTCCAATATACGGTTCACATGCTGCTGGGGTACATTGATCCGACGTCCGAGTTCCGTTTTAGTTATATCCAACTGCTTGCGACGATCTTCAATCGCGCTGCCTACATTGATGTGTTTTATTTCAAAAGCCATGTCAAATGTTAAAAAATAGCCGTTAAACAAAATAATATTACCCATTCTGTTGCTTATAAAACATTTATTTGTTTCTTTGCAACTGATTATATTAATAAATATCACTGCAAAGTTAAACATTAATCATTAAACAAACAATATTATGGCTGATTATTTTGATAAAATCCGTCCGGTACTGGAAGCTCTTCAAATTGGAGAGGCTGTTATCTATCCCATTTCACGGATGAAAAGTGTGCGTACGCAAGCCTCCGAACTGGGTGCCATTCACAACCGTCAGTATACAACCAAAACGGACAGGGAAGCCCGGACCATTACAGTGAAGCGAACCAAGTAGTCATTAGCCGTATGAAGATATGAATACGCTACAATTCTCGGATCATCTTGTACCTTACGAGATGTTCATCAAGGACCTGGCATCACAGATTGTCAGACTGCTAAAGGAAGATTCAAACGACCCTGAGTTCATTTCCCAGCGGAAGGCCTTCGAGTTGTTTGGACGAGCAAATGTGGAGAGGTGGAAACGGCTAGGTTTGGTTCATGCCTATAAAAGGCCGGGCAAACTCGATTACAAAACAGCCGACCTGCGGTTCCTGCAAAGGTGTCCTCAAGACTATCTGAAGGTGGCACCCAAGGAAATCAAGAAAGTTATGGAGGATGTAGGTAACAACATCATCGGACAAAAACGAGAATAGAACATCAAACTACAACATACGGGCAGCTACATTTTCTTCTGTGACATTGTATGCCGCTTACTGTCAGAAAACAGAAGAAAGCAGAGCTATAGAAATAGTAGGTTTCATTGACTTCCGTAGCAAATGATGCTTTTTGCCTTTTCACAAGGAGGAAAGACTAAAAACACATTTTGTGGGAATCGTAAACAAATAATGGTTTTATGAACGAATCAAGACCAACGGTAGACCCATTGGGTGTCTATACGGTAAAAAGAACTTGTGCAGAACTGGGAATCTGTTACAAGACATTGCGTAAATACCGGATGAACGGCTACATACAGCCCATCAATCCGAACAATCACCATCGTCTGAAATACTCCGGCCAGTCCATTGTGGACTGCTGGCTTAAACTCCGCATGTTATGATCAGTGAAAACACGCTTGCCAAAGTCAGGGATTTGCCCATTCAGCGCATATTGGAGCCATATGTGAAGTTCAAGCGAGAAGGTGGCCATACGCACAAAGGGCTCTGTCCTTTTCATTCGGAAAGAACACCTTCCTTTACGGTCAACCTTTCGAAGAACCTGTATCACTGCTTCGGCTGCAACCGGGGCGGTGACGGCATCACCTTTATCATGGAGAAGGAGAACCTGAACTTTCTGGATGCGGTCCGGTTTATAGCCAAACAGCACAATATAACCATCGAATATACGAAGGACGAAGAAACCACAGAAGAAGAGAAAACGGAACAGAAGCGCAAAGAGTCTCTGCTGGCCGCTTTGGACATCCTACAGAATTTCTTTGTGAACAACCTCCGGCTGGCTGGCAGTGACGAAACCCGTCATGCACAGGAATATGCCTATGGCCGCTGGCCGGAAGAGTTCTGTTCGGAAGCCGGTATCGGCTATACACCGAAAGACGGCAAAGCCTTTATGGATTTTTGCCGCCAAAAAGGAATACAGGAAGACTTGTTGTTTGAGCTGGGAATGTTCAAACGTGCCGAGGATAACGGTGTTTACCCCATGTTCCGGGAGCGCATCATGATTCCGGTCCGCAACCGGTGGGGACGCATCATTGCCTATACGGCCCGGTATATCGGCACCAACCCCAAAGCCCCCAAGTACATCAATTCAGCCACCAGTCTCATTTACACCAAGGGGGAAACGCTGTTCGGTATCGACCGCGCTTTCCGGTTGCGGAATCCCGAGAACATCATCATTGTGGAAGGGGCACCGGATGTATTGCGGATGCAATCCATTGGACTGGAAAACACCGTGGCCAGCCTGGGGACTGCCTGGAACGAGAATCAGCTGGAGTTACTGAAACGGCACACGGACTCACTCTGCTTCATACCGGACTCCGATGTTTCGGAAGACGGTCTGCCGGGTGCCGGATTCAAGGCGGCAATGGAAAACGGAGCGTTAGCTATCAGAAAAGGGTTTCACGTCACCGTGAGGGAACTTCCCCTTGGCAGCCGGGAACTGACTGAGGAAGAACTGCAAAAGAAATATGAGGGACAGGCTATTCCACCGGAAGCGCTCCGGGAAGTCCCCATGAAGAATGATGCTGACAGCTATATTCAGGATGAAGCCACCTACCGGAACCTGAGGGAAAAGCATTTCATCGTATGGAATGCCGAAAAGCTGTTTCAGGCGGCGGATTCGCTGGCCGGGCAGCAGAAGGTGGTTGCCCAGACTGCAGACCTGCTCCGGTATGTAAAGGACCAGATGGTGTATGACCAGTGCATCGAACAGCTGGGACAGGTGTACGGAAAAGCCCGACTCTGGAAGGATGCCGTGACGCAGGCCCGCAACCAGGCCCGACGGAACAGCCGGCAGTCCACCATGGACAAACAGTTGGAGGAAGCAGACGCTCTCCGTCAGCTGGGGCTGTTTGTGCGGAACAACTGCTACTATGCACTCGGTGACAACGAAGAGGATCCTATCCGCATCTCCAATTTCATCCTGACACCGCTGTTCCATATCCACGATGAGAACAACGGGATTCGCCTGTTCCGCCTGATCAACTCCTACCGCCAGTCGGGCATCATCGAACTGAAGGAATCGGAATTGTGCTCCCTGACGAACTTCCAGCAGAAGGTCGGCTCACTGGGCAACTATGTGTGGCTGGGCAAGATTGACAAGCTGAACCGCGTAAAGGAATTCCTGTACGCCCGTACCGATACGGCGGAGCGCATCCGCAAGCTGGGCTGGAACGACAGCGAGCAGTTCTTTGCCTTCGGCAACGGCATTTACCAGCACCAGGCCTTTCATGAAGTGGACGAAATGGGCATCATCCGTGGGGACAACCGCAAGGCATACTACATTCCGGCCACTTCCAAGATTTACGAGAACAATCCGGAAATCTACCAGTTCGAGCGGCTGATGATTCACCGGAAGACCAACGGGGTGCTGCTCCGCTCCTTTATCGAAAAGCTGACCGAAGTCTTTGGAGGGAATGCCCGGATTGCTTTCTGCTACCTCGTGGCCACCCTTTTCCGGGATGTGGTCTACAAGCGTACCCGTCACTTTCCCATCCTGAACCTGTTCGGAGAGAAAGGTACGGGTAAAACCACACTGGCCACCAGCCTGGAGGCTTTCTTCCTGCACGATATGGAACCGCCCAACATGGGAGTGGCTTCCGTTCCGGCCATGAACGACCGGGTGTCCCAGGCGGTCAATACGCTGGTGGTGTTCGATGAGTACAAGAACGACCTCGACATCCGGAAGATTGCCTTTCTCAAGGGATTGTGGGGAGGCGGCGGCCAGACGAAGAAGAACACGCTGACCGATGGCATGGCATCACAGACTATTGTCACCACCGGAGTGGTCATCTGCGGCCAGGAAAAGCCTACGCAGGATATGGCACTCTATACCCGTGTACTCTTCCTCTCCTATACCAAGACCTCCTTCAGCTATCAGGAGAAGCAACGCTATGAAGAGCTGCAGGCCATGTGCAGCCTGGGACTGACCCACCTGACGCTGGAGATTCTGCAGCACCGGGAACTGTTCGAAAAGAACTTTCCCCACATGTTCACCATCACCAAGGGCGAACTGGCCACCCGAATGGAAAGCGAAACCATCCACGACCGTATTTTCGGCAACTGGATTATCCCGCTGGCCACATTCCGCACGCTGGAATCGGTCATTGATTTCCCTTTCAGTTACAGCCAGATGCTGGAAACCACCATCAAGGGCATCCGGCACCAGAACGAACTGGCGCAGGAAAGTTCCGAGGTGGCGGACTTCTGGAACATGCTGCAGGGCTGGCAATCCGTTGGCAAGTGTATGGAAAAGGTGCATTTCAACATCCGTTACCTTACCAAATTCCGTCCGATAAATCTCAAGGAAGATATTGAGTTCAAGGAGGGGCATCCGATTCTGTACCTGAACATGGCAGCGATCTCTTCGCTGTTCAGCAGTCGGAACTCCACCCAGAACATCACGGCCAACCGCTCGTCCTGGTCCACCATTCTGTCGTACCTCAAATCCCATCCGGCTTTTCTTGGCACCAAGCAGGACCGCTTCTACATCCTGCTGCCCAGTGGTAACCCGGATTGCGTGACGGTTGTGAAAGACGGTAAGGTTATCCAGAGTCCGAAGGTGAACCGCCCCAAAGCGCTATGCTTCGACTATCTTCAGCTCAAGGAGATGTTCGGGCTGGATTTGGAAACGGAAGTGATAACGGAAGATGTAGAGTAACCAGCCATACCTACGAATTGGGCATATCAACGATTGATTTAGAAGTTAACTTTTGGTGCTGAAGAGAAAGTATCGTATATTTGCAATACAATTAACTTCTATGGCAAGGAACTGATAGCCATTTAATATCACACGATATGAAAACGAGTAATATAATCGAAGCGAGACGCCGGAAGGTGAATCCTGAAATCAGGCGCATGGTCGATTTGTCTTTCAAAATCGTGGACAGAATACACGAGATACTGAAAGCAAAAGGTCTGAAACAGAAAGACCTTGCACTGCGTCTGGGAAAGAAAGAGTCCGAAATCAGCAGATGGATGCGAGGCACTCACAACTTTACCATCGATACGCTGATAGCCATCGAAGATGCACTGGGTGAACCCATCATTGCAGTCTGCCATCCCGAAGTAACCCGTGAACCCTTATCGGTGTAAGGGCATCCCATTACAAACAAAGGGAAGGAATATTTCATTTAGAGTATTCTTTCCCTTTGTTTAGTTGTACTTCCAACAAACATCAAGCAACTGCGTTTTTCGCTTGTAAATCAGTATAATAAACAGTTGTTCCATTAGAAAAAAACTAATCATAACCAAAAAGAATCCCTAAAATGCGTTTTATACCATTTTTTGAGCTATTCTATCATGATGACAAAAGGGAAAGGATTATCAAATAAGATAATCCTTTCCCTTTACATATATGTAAACTTACTGATTAGCAGTAATCATCAATGCAATCGCCACCTGTCCATTCTTTACCTTGGAAAAGTGTTATTGCTTTTAAAGCACCTATCTCTGAAAAGAATGTTCCACCATTCCGATGAATGTACTTCCCGTCCAAGATATAGATGTAAGTAATGCCCCAATTCTTTAATGCTTCAGGATTATGGGTCGCAACACACAATTTTTGTTTGTCATCAGAAATTGCTGCTTCAATGATAATGCCTGAACCATAAGTATTAGAATAAAAGACTTTTCCTTTCTCAAGTGATGCATAATATGCCTCTAATGACAGAACTTCAGAAGGACATAAAGAAAATTCTGTAGGAGTTCTCCAATCCTCTTGTAGTACATTGGGGGTTAATGACTCATCGAAACTAGACATTGGATCTTCTTCAAGTTCTACTTGTTCTTCATCTGACTTTCCAAATTCAAGATGTTGGGGTATTGGCTTCCATTCATGAAGAACGTCATTACGGGAATTATAGGGTCGCACATCACCATAAATCCATTCGCCTAAACCGTTGCCTTTAGGTGGATTTAAAAATTCTACATCCTCCTTACTCCACCGTTCTAGGTTAGCTTTACATTTCGCAGCTTCTTCCTCAGAAACAGTACGCATCCAGGTAAAATTAGGGTCAGCAGAACTATCCCGTATCAAAGCTGGATTCTTGAGAAAAGCTTCTACACTTCCACAAATATTGATAATTCTTCTGCGAGTAATCGGATTGTTCAATACATTTTCAAGTTTCGTTACCCAGTGAAGATTCTCGGCTCTGTTGTTACATCTATTGGTATCTTTATGGTCAACCACCATTCCTTCCTCCTTATTTTGCCCCCAAAAAGCCGTAGCAACAACTTGATGGACACGAATGTTAGAAGAAAAGAACATATAGCCATTGGCTTCATTCTTCTTTCCAAATGTCCATTTACCATCCAACGATCTTGTTCGTCCGCCTTTTTTAGGGTGTCTCATAATAGCACCGTTATCTCGTACGGAATAGGTTTCTCCCTTATATTCACAAGAAACCTCTACTTTGTAATCATCAATATCAACCATAACAAGCTATTAAAGGTCAACAAAATCAATTTTCTTCCCCAAAGCTGCTGCTATCTTGGATAAAATATCCAGCCCTACAGAATACTTACCATTCTCGATACGACACAGATTAGCAGCATCTACACCGGCAAGTCTTGCTAAATCACGAGCTTCCATGCCTCTATCCATACGGATTTGGCGAATACGTTCCCCGATACGCGCTCTATCCTTATGGCGAGTACCAGTACTGATGCCTATTATTCCGCCACCAATAGCAAATTGCATGGATTCTCGCCAAATAGCATTAATCATTTCCTCTTTATCAGCGGAAAAGTTCTTGTCAAACAAAGACTCCAACCAGTGGAGTTCAATGGCTTGTGTCTCCTTGTTTGTATAAGCACCTATCTGGCATAACACGGTAAAGACCTCACCATCGGGAGCTATTACCTCTACCTCGTTCCGGCTAATTATCTGCGCGGATGATTGATTGGGAATTTCCAAAAAGGAAAGTTCATTTTTATTTGTCATAATTATTCTGCCGCATTTTAAGTGTTGCCGCCACCTTTAAATGTTATCAAAACAATGCAAAGATAGTAATAATTGGCATATTTGCCAATTGATATTCTTTCTTTAAACCTTAATTGTAGGAATTTTGATAAACAACCACATAAATATAGTGACAATCCCAGCATCACTAAATCTGAATCGTCAGAATTTCCTTCAAGTCCGACAGATAGTTACCGCTCCGGAACTCGCTCTTGGCGTGCCAGGCCTGCTTCTCTTCGCCCTCCACAGCCAGATGTATCTTCCGTAAGCCGAAGCGGTGATTCAGTGCATCAATGCTTTTCATCAGTTGCATCCGTTCCGGTCGGTTCTTTACATCGTCAAAGAGATTCTGCTGGATATAGGAAGCATCAGTGATGTTCCCGAGAATGACTCCCGTCTTCTTGTAGCTGATTCCTTCCCGGTAGATTTCCTTCAACACACTCAGCGCCGCCTGTGTAATCTCAATCGTGTCCGAGGTCGGCATGGGCAGGATTCTCGTCTGCCCGTTGGAGTACTGAGGAAGGTCCTCCCGGAAGCGGTTGCTCGATACGAAGACCGTCACGGCAGAAGTTAATGAGTGTTGTCCCCGTAACTTGTTGGCACAACTGGCGGCAAAGCTGGCAACCGATGCCTGCAACTCGTCATAATCCGTTACCAGATTCCCGAAGCTCCGGCTGGTACAGATGGTCTGCCGCTGCGCTACTTCCGAAGTATCAATGCACGGAATGCCGTTCAGTTCCTTCCACGTCTGCAGTCCCGGCTTAGTGAAGTGGCTGCGAACCCAACTTTCCTTCTTGTCGGCAAATTCCAAAGGTGTTGTGATGCCCAGGTAGTTCAGTTTGGCTAAGGTCTGTTTGCCGATTCCCCAGACATCCGCCAAATCGAATAGAGCCAATGCCTTTCGTCTTTTCTCCTCTGAATCAATCAGGCACACTGAGCGGTAGCCTTTGTACTGCTTGGCAAACTTGCTGCCAATTTTTGCCAAAGTCTTGGTATGTGCAATTCCTACACTAACCGGGATGTCCGTATAGAGCCGGACTTTCTCCACCACTCCACGCATGTAGTCCTCCAAGTCATGATATTTCTCCAGACCATCCAGATAGAGGAAGGATTCATCAATCGAATAGACTTCGGAACGAGGCACAGATGCACGAAGAATATTGTTTACTCTTTTCGACATGGCCGCATAAAGCATCATGTTCGTAGAGAACAACTTCACCCCATAGTGCTGCACTATCTCCTTCTTCTTGAAGATGGGGTCTCCACGGCGCAGTCCCAGTGCCTTGGCTTCCGGAGTCAAGGCCACGATGCAGCCATCGTTACAGGAAAGCACACAGACGGGCTTTCCGTTCAGTCCGGGATGGAAAACCTTCTCCACAGAACAGAAGAAGCTGTTACAATCAACCAATGCTATCATAAAGAATTATCAAAAGATAGGTTTATGGATGATATACGTCACGACTCCCCAAACACTGAAATCATCGCCCTCAGTGATTTCAATCTCGGGGTACTCGGGATTGGCCGGAACCAACCAAAGGGTTCCTCCCTTCCTGCAAACCCGTTTCAGCGTGTATTCTCCATTCAGCTCACAGACCGCAATCTGCTTTTCCGTAGGGTTCCGTTCACTCTTATCGACTATGATAATGTCGCCATCATTCACTCCGGCTTCAATCATCGAACGGCCCTGCACACGGATCAAGTATGAAGAGTCCGGGTGTGGGCACAGCATCTTCAACACCTCGATGTCCTGCGCCAGTTCATCGTTGTTCAAAGGAATGGGGAAACCGGCCACTACCTTCACATCAAAGAAAGGAAGCGACATCGGCTTGATACGGCTGGTAGGCATCACTTCCCCCAACTGCATCAAGGCTTCGTCTTCCTGCCTGCTTTTAGCTACTTCCATCTGCCGGATGATACATTCCTTGATGAAGTCCGTCTTGTTCTCCTGGCTGTCCAGATAGGCAGCCACTTCCTTATCAGCCCGAAAAGCATAGAGTTTGCTGGTGCCATCTCCCTTGGGACGACCTGCACCGGGTCTTTTACCCCCTCTGCCGGGTTTCTTGGGCTGGTTTTCCGCTTGATTTATCACTTGTTTTTCCTGATTATCCATGGTCTAAACGCTATTTCAGCACAAAGATAAGCAGTTTTCCGAATAATGTTATACGCTTTTCAGAAAATATATGAAAAGCGTATAACATCGCTTGCCTAATACACATTGACGACAGGCATCCGCTTCTCCCTTGCCTTGCGACAAGTATAGGCTGTGCCACCATTCGGCTTGCCGTCAAAATAGGCTATCACACTGCCGGAATGCGACAGCATGTAGTCGTTCCGCTTGAAATAGCATCCGTTGAAGTAGTCTTCACTCAGATGCACCACATCGTCTGCCTTGGAAAGGATATAGGCATAGCGTTGCTGCTCCACCATGGACCAGGAAGCGCTCTGTCCCTTGAAGGGAACGACTGCTACCAGTTTCAGCATGGGGATGCCCAACTTGAGGGAAAGGACTTCTTCTGCTGCCATCATGTCGAAACCGAGTGCCATGCCGCAGTAGAACTTGTTCGCTCCTTGACGGATGGCTTGCAGCACGGCTTCCTTCAGCCGTTCCCTTACTTGTTCTTGATGAATATGGGAAATTTCTCTATGTCCGGTAAAGGCAACCGCCTTTGCCGTTGCCTTTGTTTTCATTGTTCTATTGTCTGTCATTGTCAGTTCGTTGTTACTTTATAATGGGTCTTTGCCAAGAAGATGCCACTGAGAACGTGTGCGCCCAAGTTCTCCAATTGGTCGGAATAGGTAGCCCAAGTGATGCCGCGAGTGATTACATCGTCAAAAGTAACAATATTCTTGCCATTGAACCAATTTTCATCAAACTCGATGATGCTCACTTTGCGGATTTCCTTCTCCAGCTTGCGGTTCTCGTGAATGGCAAGGCGACCACCGATTACCTTTACATGGTCGTAGCCGTTGATGGCTCCGGTCAGTTCGCAGACTCTCTCGCAAAATGCCTTGTAGCGGAGTTCGTTCTTCTCGGAGGTGGATGCCGGAACCGGAACGAAAACGATGTCCTTGCAGCCATCGCCATACTGCTCCTTTAGGCTTGCTGCGGTCATTTGTGCCACTGCTTCAAAGCTTCTTCCGTCCTTGAAGTCATATACCATCTGTCTGTCAGCCACTTCCTTTTCGCCGACGTTGCGGATTCGTTTCGGGAAATACTTGCAGAACCATGTCTGAGGTTTTGCCAGCTGCTTTTGGAGGTTATCATCTACGTGTGCCATATGCTCTCTGATTTTTTCCCTCTTGTTTTGCTGTTTTGCAGCTTGTCCGAAGGGATGTTTTTGCTTTTCTCAGAGTGCTGGCAGCCACCAATTAGGCAAATTCAGGGCAGAAAATACGCTCAACTTGTTTGAGGAAGATTTTCTGCAAGGGATTTGACGTTTGGTGGAGACAGCCTACCTTTGCAAAAAAATATCCTCGTAGGCAAGATGAGAAAACGGTGAACGGTCATTGCCTTCATACTTCACAGAGCCGGATATTCCTTGTTTCACTACTGCAATGTGCTTCTGCAACACCTTGCAGACATCCTATACTCCCTCTTCTACACCTGCATTTTCACCTGCGTAAATCCTCGCAAATGGATACCTTTATTTATAAGATGTGGGCATTTCCGCCTTGACAAGATAGCCACACCTTAGTTCGTTGAATGTCATATACTTCGATAAATCCAACAGCGTTGACAAACGTTGACAAGCGTTGACAGGAAATCCATCAACAGAAAAAATATAGCCATCGGTTGACAGCTTCCGCCTATCACTATCTATTCTCTTTTTTCTAAAGAAAAGAAAGATATTGATATACAGGAGGATTTGAAAGCGGCTGCAGGGCTTCCAGAGCGGTGTCACCCTGTCTTGCTTGTCACCACCCCAACTATACCGCCGGAAACTGCAGAAGGCGTTTTTTTGATGCAGACCCACACTAAGAGCCTTTCTTGGATGAAAGATGGATGAATGTTTGTCTGACCTTATGCAAGGGGTATCCCAAAATCCCACAAAGTCACCCAAAATCCCACTTAACCGACCGGATGAGCTATTGCCGTGCTGTGCCTTTCTTCGTAACTTTACCGCATAAAACAACTGATTATGACCCACTTGAAGAACACACCGATAATAGTAGCTCCCGACCGGAACTACACCATCAAGGAAGCCTGCCTTTATCTCGGGGTACACCGATGCACCATCTACGACTACATCCACCATCCCGAGCGACCTTTGCCTTTTATCCGGATCTACACCGATAAAAGGGGCATCCTCTTCCGCCTGTTTTTGCAGGGCATAACCCTCGCCGAGCGTCTGTACCACATTGGAGAGCACATCCTGAAAGAGCATGTACTGCTCCGCATCGGTACAAAGCTGCTGCACGGGATTGATTATCTCGAAAATAACCGACGGTTCCCCCTTGGCTGAAAAAAGGACGACATTGCCGTCCGTTTCCTCCAGCTGCGCATAAAGGCCGTCAAATATTCTTTTCTTGGTACGTGCCATAATCATTCATTTTGTTTTACGAGTTACGTCTCAGATTCTTGTAAACATAGATACCCTTTGCCCGCCGTTTGTTGTGGAGACCGCCACGCTGCTTGACGTAAATGGTGACCAATCCGACCACTGCCATCACCAGCATGGCGATGAACCCGGCAAGCTTTCCCAAAGCGATGGAGAAACCGATAAAACCCACGAATGACACACCGATGGCCGCTGCTGCCAAAGTCAGGAAACGACCGCGTATGCCCATGAACTCCAGCGGTTTCTGCAAGCCTTTGAAAACGGGATAACCCTCCTGATTCATCGTCATAATTCTGGATAGAATGTTGACAGATTGGATTACTTAAAGAAGAGCGGAAGAGCCTCAGAAAGAGCGATAAATGCAATACATCCGCCAATGGTCAGCATGATAGTTTTCTTGACATCCTGGTCGCCGTTCTGCATCTTAAAATAAACGTTAAAAGCTCCTACTAAAACTATAACGGCTGCAATCGCTTTCATCAAGTTTGACACCGGAGTCTGGTAGGAACTCACTTCCTGGGTGGCTTTGGTAAAGCCTGCGGCTCCCTTGCTGCCTGCCATCGCTTCACCGACCGATACCGTAAGGGCAAAGATGAACATGAGGCATTTCTGTACCACACTGCAGGCCATAAGGCGGTTGACTGCTTTTTCAGAAGAACGCTGGATAGAGCGGAAGATGCTTTCGTTTCCGCATACGAGTTGATTGAGTTGTTTCATTGTATATTTCTTTGATAATGGATTTCATCGCCAAAGGAACAGAGGTCGCCAAAGAAACAGAGATCATTCAAGTATCAGAGGTCGCTAAAGGAACGGTGGACTTTCGTCCAAGTAGTATCGGGTGTATTACCCGGCATATCGCATGCTTTCGCAGTGATAGATAATGGTACCCAGGTCACATTCACCGGTTTCGGCCAACTGGTCGATGGCTTTGAAGATGTCATCTACCAGGATGCCGTCTGTCAAGATGGGTTCCCGGTAGCTCGGTGAGAAGTTGGATCCGGTAGAAGTTCCAGCTTCCGATGGGGCTGCTTCGGCATCCGCATGGGTAGTGTCTTCAATTTCATCTTTATCAGCAGCTTCGGAAGAAGATATTTCTTCTTTATTATCAGGCTCAGCAGTCTGAGTCTGTGATACTGTTTCAGAGGAAGGATTCTCTGCCGGAACAGGAATATCTGATTGTTCGGTAGCTGTTGATGCTTCCGGATTGGAAACATCTTCACCACTTTCAGAAGAAGCATTCTCATTCGGTTGCTCATCAGATGTTGTCTGCTGTTTATCCGTGTTGGAATCATTTTCATTCCCTGCTTCTTCCTGCTTCTTTTCCTCTTCCTTCTTCTTATCGTCCCGGATCACCTGCTGGGGCTGGAAGGAACGGGCTTCATCCGTGATGTCTATTTCCTCTTCGGATTGATTCTCCTGCGCTGCTGCCTCGGCTGCCTTCAGATGCTGGATGTCCATGAATATCAGAAAGCCGTAGTAGCCTATCAAGACCACAAAGAGGATTAAGATTACTTGTCCGTAGGTCATAGCTGTAGTTATAGGATGTTTGACAATACAATGGTTTCCTCTGACGGATAAGGCAGGAAGCGGAAGCCCAGTTTGGCTCCTCTCAACTCTGATTCCTGAATCCGGTGAAGGTCATCCGTATAATAAAGGATACCGTATTCCTCTCCGGCAATGTAGCCTTTGGACTTGAGCCATGAACGGAGTCTTACCCGTGCCCGGTTGGACACGACCTTGATGCGGGTAATGGGACTCAGCCCGAAGATGACCCTGCGTCTTTCCCTTCGCATCATGTCGGAACGTATTCGGGAGTAGACCTGAAAGGTTTCTGTCGGCGTACGCTGCAGTCCCATGTGGTTGGCCAGTCGGCGTACATAGGCTCTGGAAACACCGAGTTCCTTGCCGATTTCCGCATACGAGCGGTGGCCGAAGTGGTTTCGGATGTAGTCAACCCGTTCCAGCCACTTGGCTTTGGCTGTCTTCTTGAGTCCGAGCTGACTGGCTTTGCTCTTGACTGCCCGTTCGCACATATCCAATACAGAGGCGGTATAGGGAGTGGTCTCTATGGGATAAAGTTGGATGAGCAGGGCTATCTTCTGCTCAGTCCAGTTCGTTCTTCGCTTTCTCATGGCTGTCTTCGTTGAAGTTGGCAAACAGGGATTTCTTTTCTCTCCGAAACCCGGCAAGCTGCGGCAGATAGGCATCGAAGAAGGTACGGACGATGGCATTGACCATATCCGAACGGCTGCGGTTGTAGATGACGCAGTCGTCCAGCGAATCGGCCAGGTCGCGATCCAGACGGCAGACCAGCCGTTCGCTCTTGTCTGGCTGCTCATCGGAGGTTTCCAGGTTCCGTAGGAAACCGTTCCAGTAAGGATCCTCTTCCTGTTGCTTTCCGCTGTTCTTTTCAGGATGTTCGGCAATTTCTGTATGGACTTCGGAATCCGTTTCCGGCATACCGGATGATTCCTGCGCCAGCATAAGATCGGAATCATTGATGCCCTCAGTCAAGGCATCGAGGGGCGGAATGTCATTTTTCATTGCGTAATGATTTTTGATGATTATTGATTAGGTTGATTGTCGTTGTTGGAATCGCCGGATTCTGCTTCCTCCGTCTCATCTCCCGCAAAGATTACCGGACTGTCGGCTGCCTGATATTTCTTCTTTCCTGACTTGGGAGAGAGATTTTCACTCAGCTGGATGCCGGTGAGTTCCACTTTCCGGAGCGGTTCAAGCGTATCGAAGATGCTGTCATAGATTTTATCAAAGACCGGGGTGACGGCTGCCTGTGCCAGATCCAGTCCGGCGATGGTGCTGAATCGCTGCAGGTCTGCCCGTCTGGGTATCTTGGAGGTGACATAACCATAGTTGGAAAAGGTGTCCCGTGTGTTGTCCCAAAGCAGGAGTTCCGTCCGTTTGCCCACGCGGTTGTCATGCAGGTTGGGAATGATGAAGAGCCGGGCTTTCATCCGTGAGCCTACGGCCTTGCGCAGCCTGTCCAGAAACATCAGAAAACTGGCGGTGGAAGGAACGGTCACCAAATCGTAATGGAATGGTACGGCAATGATGTCGGAATTGACGAACATCGGCACCAGTCCGTCTGCTTTCAGACTGCCGGGGGAATCCATCAGTACCACATCTATTCCCGGGTCGTTGTGCAGTTTCTCTATCAGGGTGATCATGGCTTCGCTGCTGTTCGGTTCATGGGACCACACTTCGTAGGGTATCAGTTCTTCTCCGTAATGTTTCAGGTCTGCCTTGCGGCATTTCAGAATGGAATGTTGGAAGTCGCAGTCAATAACGACCACACGGACTCCTTTCATCACCAGGTAGTTGGCGAAGGTGACACAGAGGGAGGTTTTTCCGACTCCTCCTTTCTGGTTGGCAAAGGTTACTATGACCGGTGTCTGTATCATGGTTGTTTTTCCGTTTATTAAATTCGAAGCAAAAGTAAATGCCGGGATATGGAAATCCTAAATTCACAACATCAGTGTACAAGGTGGAGCAAAAACAGAAGTCATTCTGTCGCTTTTACACTTGTTTTCCGGTCTATATGCCCGAAAAGGTTACAGAAGCCCGTCCCATGAACAGGTCGGCAGCCAGTTCCATTGCCTTCAAACGGAAGGCTACCATTTCATGGAGTGACCATTGTCCACTTCATCGTAACTGTTCTTGGTACCCACTTCCCATTCGCGGTTGGCACTGTGACTACCTTCACCTTTCTTATTGAGTTTGCCCAATCCCTGATGGGATTTCTGCTGCAAACTCTTGACCGGATTCAGTTTGGAAGATTTCTTGAACGGAACACCTTTCCGTTTCTGCTTCTTGGATTGCTTCTTCACTCGTTCCACATCAAAGCCTTCTTCGTTCAGGTTGATTAGGATATGTTCCTTGAAATTGATGGCATAGTAAGTATCGTCCACCTGACGGATGATAAAGCCCTCCTGGTAGAAGGCACTACGCGGTGATTTCACTTCGGGATCATTGAAAATTCCATGCAGTTTGTTCACGGCATCTGCGTACTTGGAACTGCGCTCCGTAGAAATGTTCACCAAATCAGGGCGGTCCACCTTAAATACCTTGCAGAGCAATTCAACTTCAGCCTGATTGACTGGATGGAACTTTTCGATGTAACTGATGCGGTTGTTACGGTCGATGACAGCTGCCGTTTCCGGAGATAAGGGCCTACTCTGGCCGTCAAAGTAGATAACACCTTTCTTTATATAGGCATGTTGCTTCTTGAGTTTTTGGAAGATTTCTCCCTGTGTAGTCTTGGGATTGAGTTTCAACAACTGCTCAATGAATGCTTCTATCCGGTCAAAGCGTTGTTCCGGAGTAGCAAAGTCCAGCAGTTCTTCTATGGCAAGGACTCTGGCACCATGAATGACAGTCTTGTTTGCATGGTCTATCAGCATATAGCCATAGGGCTTGTCTTTCTTGCCGAAGAAAACCACATCCACTCCGAAGTTCTTCTTCATTTCCTTCTGCAGTTCCTCCTTGTTGGCGCATACGTCCCGGTATTTTTTCAGATAGGCTCTCAGCTGGCGGTTGCGTGCCTTGTCCTGATAGCCTTTCTTGAACAGGGCTTCAATTTCTGCCTGAGGAAGTTTTTTTTGAATCCTGCCGCCTTGCTTGATGAAGACGTTCCCGTCTTTCTGAAAGACTTCATAGCCCATGGAACCCATCACGGCTTTGAACTGGGCGAAGGAAGCGAAGCGGTACTGCTTGGCCGCTTCAAGGTCTTGCTCTGTCTTCTGTGTTCTGTCTGTTCCAAGTAGCCGGTCTATCACGACCTGCGAGCGCCTGCGTTCATGGTCATGCTGTATCTTGTGACCATCGGGTGCTACTCTTGAAGTCACGATGTGCAGGTGTGCATTGTCCGTATCGTGATGGGAATAGATGAGCAGCGGTTGTCCGGGTTCTCTGTAACCCATTTCCTTGAGATAGCGGTGTGCAAAATCAAGTAACTGGGCTTCTGTGTACTCATGTCCCTTGCAGGAGATGGCCACATGGAACTGAGGCTTCTGAATCCGGCTGTTCTGCGAACTGTATAACTGAAGGTATCTGACCAGCTGTCTGGCTGTCAGTTGTTCTTCATTCTCTAGTCCGCCGAAGTTCTGTATCTCCAGCAGGGTGGCTTTGCCCTGATAGACCTTGTGTTCGTTATAGCCTACGGCATGGAAGTCTGCGCTTCCGGGTAAAATGGTTGCTATCATATTGCATGCGTTGGTTGGTGAGTGATTGTACATTGAATCATGAAACAGGAAATGAAAGTCCAGACAGCACAGAACCTTGGATTTCCTGACAGGGGAATCCAAGGTTCATCGGCTTTCATGCTGTGAATTGCCTGGCTCTGTTTACTTGATAAGCCGGGATTTCCGGTTCAAGATTTCAAGATCGCTTTTCATCTTGTTCAAGGTCTCCTGCATATCCTGGATGGTAGGAAACAGCACCTCATACACATAACTGGGAGCCAGCAGTCCGGCAACCGCCAGTTCGTTGGCCCGTTTGACCGACTGATTCAGGTTGCTGCCTGCCCAGGACAATTCGTTCTGGAACTTTTGATAAAAGGCACACAAGTCCTGCATCATCCCGATTTGCTGTCTGACATCCAACCGACTGAACTCTTCTACGGCCTGACGGATGAAGTGGCTCACGGACTGGTAGGGAACGGATTTTTCCTTCAGGCTCAGGAGTTCGTCCGTGGTAAGCCGCAACTGAAAGACTTTGGTTCGTTGGTGTTTCATATCCTTTGTACGTTAGTTGTTCGATTCCCCGGACTCCTCTTTCGCGAAGCGAAACAGCGATGCACATCGCTCCGCTGCACAGCAGTCGGCAAGTAACCCTTGTGAGGACAAAACTTGTTTTGTAATGACAAGGGTACAACTTGCTTGGCTCCGTCTGCAAAACGGCACATCGGCTTCCCGGGTATTTGTCGACCCAAATTACCGCAAAATTTTGCGAAGCACAAAAATGCACAACATCATTCTTTGAAGAAATCTTCTGTACAACTTACTTGATTACCAGACTTTCCGCGTACTATGAAATGCGGGTCGTATGCACCATGAAACCCCAGTTTAGGGAGTCGTCGGTTCAACATACCTTGGGTGCCTGGTCGGCAGAGAATGGCATCCATGAGATACATCCTCCAAGGTTACTTTGCGATAGCGGTCATAAGCTCTGTGGTGTATAAATTATATTGATGCTGTTTACAAAGGTATGGATGCACCTGCAACTTTGTTTCCGTGGTATAGTCCATCAGCATAGCTTGATGGCTCCGACATCAGAACAGACATTCCCGAATTGGAACGAACGAAGCAATCTATATATAGGTATAGGCAAACAAGCGTATTCAGGTTTACCCATTCTGAAAGTGCCTTGCGCATTTGGTTCATGAAACTTCCAAAGCAGAGGGATGGTCATCGGCAAACCATCGCTTCATGTACCTTGTGCACCAGTGTATAGGACTTCAAGGGAAAAGGATTTTGGGTGCTGACAAACGATGGTCAAAGAACGAGAGGGAAAAGAAGTTGGTCCAACATGTGGTCCAACATTTTTTGTTATCTTTTTGTTGGACCAAGCGCATTTGAAGCATTGACGGAAGAACAACTGCATGAATGTTCATGCTACCGATGTTTCGCTGTTGTCTGCACCTTGGTTTGGAGGTTGGAACAGCCTGAGAACCAGGTAAAAAAGTGACCTAAAACACATAAAAAGAGGTTGAAAAATTTCCTTATCTCGCTGATTATTAGTATATTTGAGTATAGAAAACATCCTATATACGGGGAGTCAATCACTTTAAACTGACTGTTATGGTTTTACTGTTATTCTTCATATATCTGATACCGGTGGCGTTCGTATTCTGCATCGTGCTGAAGCTGGGTCTGTGGCTTGCCATTAATCTGTTTCAGTTGGCGGTGTGGCTGTTGAAACATGCCTTTGTCCTGCTATGGAAGCTGTTGGTGTTTGTCGCTGTGCTGGTCTTTGCCAGTTTGCGTTCCTCTCCACCGCCGAAATAGAACCAGGTAGCCGGAGGTTAAACGAGCTGCACTTACCGCAAAGGGTAGTGTGGCTTATGGGGAAGGAACAAGTGTTTTCCCTCTGGTTAAATGCTACTTAACCTTACCAAAAGCCCAAAGGGGAAGTCCCATCAAACATAGTACTACGCAAAAGCCATCCATTTCATTTGAGGCAATGAAATGGATGGCTTTCCACGTAACAACACATCTTACTTAAAATCCTTTTCCTTTGGTTCGTTCATACACTGCTTCTCTCTGGGAATCACAGTTGGTGATGCGGAACTGGACAGCGCAGCCCTCAGGAATATCCGTGGGCAAGCCACTAGCCAGACGTTCAATCACTTCATCCACATTACTGAAACCAATATCAGTAAACTCCGACAGAACTTTTCCCTTGAAATAAGCCCGTCCATAGACCATCATCTTTCTCGATAGGCGGAAAAGCTTTTCAGCAGGAGCATCCAGACTACGGGCCTTGCCTTGCTTGCTCTTCTTGTCGCTATAAAAAATAAAGTCAATTACCTTGGCATTCAACTCCCAAGCAGGAGTGAAATCTAACTTAACATAGCCGCGAGTGACATTCAGCCCCTGGCTATGGTTCATACCGAATGCAACTTCATAAAGATTGGCATCACAATCGTTTTGGGCTATAGTGGCCCAAGTGTGCCGGAATGTATAGAAGCAATAATAGTCAGTCTTCTTCATGTTCATGTCGCTACAGATTTTCTTGATGCCACCATTGACATTTGCATTGAAGCTGTCAGAATTACGATAACGGCTATGAAACGTAAACAGATACTCATCATTGGGGTCTGTAGAAAGGTATTTCTCAAATGTAGATTTGATGAACGGTTCTACACGCATCTCCATATAGGCTTCATCCCGACGGCTGTGACGGGTTTTTGCTCGTTTATAACCAATGATACCATCATGATAATCTTCTTTCTTGAGCAAATATAAGTCCACCGTATTGATACCACCTAGACATAAAGAGAGAAGTGCCACATCTCTGCCCAATTCTGGGGTAGGTGAAAGCATCTTTGACTTGGGAAGCGGGCGATTGAAAAACTCACGACACGCCTCTGCACTGATGGCACGTTTTTCAGTTGTATCAGATTCAGGTATCGCTATCTTTATCCAAGGATTGTACTTGATGCGGATGACTCCACGTTCTTCATCATTGAGTTCTATCAATGCTTTCTTGAAAATTTGACGCACACAAGTAGGATACATTTCTTTTGCTCTGTTTGTAAGCGACAAACTATCAATCCACTTGTTAAGCACAGTGGTCGAAAGATGACTAAACATCAACCGAGTGGTACCCATGTAACGCTGGAGGTGATTGACAGCCAAACGATAGTTCTTAGCATTACGCTCATGGCCTTCTGCTTCCATACGACTGATAAAATGGGAAGCATAATCACTGAAGCACGCATCTGCATCTGAGTTCTGAAGAAAGTCAATCAGTTCGTTTACAGAGAAATGCGATACATCCTTTTGGTTAATCAGTTCTGTGTAGCGCAGAATTTCCTGTGAACAATAGCTATTCACGACAGCATCCTTAATATCGCCAGACTTTGTAATCTGCTTATCGGTTACATACTTATCGGTCTTGATATAGCCCGATTTTGAACGATGAAGAACGCGAATGTACACTTGATAAAAGCCATCGGCTCTTTTGTACCTTACCATTGTTTTGAAAGTTGCCATAATCCTTTGATTTTCAGGGTTAATACTTTTGTAAGTTCTTTGTAAGCGTACCCTCTGAAATTCGTAAGCTATTTGTAAGCAAAAGCCGTTCATTCTGCTCGATTTTTGCTGCAAAGCGTACGAACCGTCTGAAAACAGATTAGGCTGTAACGCCTGTTTTACAGGGCATTACAGCCTAATTCTTTGATATTGTTATGCTACTTAAGCTTCCTCAACAGCAGCCTGCGCCGCGGCTTCAACTATATGAATATCAGTAGCTTACGACACTTTTGTAAGTAATTTGTAAGCTATTCGGGCCGCTGTTTTTAAAAGAGTAGCAAATTAGTCCATTATTCCTCAACGGCGGCTTGGGCCGCTGATTTCACCCTCTCATTATGAGGGACTTTTGAAGAATTTGTAAGCGTCTCTATCAAAAGAGGTGAATTAACTAATCTTATCGTGCTAAATTCATTTGTTTGTGCGACTCTGACTCCGGCATCACAATGCCGTCCTGAGCCGTTATTTTGCCCCTCTGACGAACTTTATGTGCTCGGATGAGGGTTTTATTATCTTGACGAAAACAGACGCTTAAAACGCCTTATTTGCGTTTCACCTCAACAAGTAGGTCGTATAGTTCCACGGAGCGTTCGGTGGCGAAATACTCTGCCCATTCCCGGAACGTGTGCGGTATCTCCAGCACTCCGTCGTCGTAGTCCATGCAGTCCCACCAGTCGGAAAGTTCCGCAAAGACTTCAGGAGGGTTGGTGCCCAATGCGTTCACTACTTCTGTCGGGTACTGCTCGATGAGCATCGTCTTCCAACTCTCCATGTCCGTATCAGGGTTTTCATGAAGGATATTCCATGCTGCCTCTTTCAGATCTGTGTAAAATTCATCTTCAGTACAGTACATTTTTCAAAACTTAAAATTATCAATCACTTTTCAGCGGCTATCTTTGCCACATGTTCACAAGATTAAAACTATATTTTAGGATTGCCTGCACTCTTGTCAAGAGATACACAGCCCCCAGATATTTGCATTACATGTATTACACTCGTTCGTATAGGAAATTGTTCCGCTTTTACATGAAAAAGCACAATGTCAATATTGCAGCGAGCGAAGCCATGGATGCATTCTATTATTTACACTCGTTTAGTTACGAGGAGTTGAATGATCAATTTGAGGATTTGATAAGATAGTATCCTTCTTCTTGCCCTCTTCCAGTTGCCTGTGCAAACAATTCTTTTGTTCATTCGCAGGTTCCTCTGGGTGCGGCAAGGTCATAGCGACATCGAAATTTATTCGGTTGGCTACCTTTTCGGAAACATTGCCACTCAGCACCTTGATGTTGGCTCCGCCTTCCTTTTGGCTTTCAACCAATAGGTCGAAGTGTACAATACATGTTTCTCCGACATTGCCCACTACAGGACTTATCAAATATCCCCTACCCTCCGACTGGTCTATAGCACCCTGCACGCCCTCCGCTATCTGAGTCAACGTGTTATTTATAAATTCCTTCAGTTCCATATTTTTTTAGATTTTACAAGATATGAACAACATCCCCACACTTCCCGACTGGCTTCAGAAGATAGAAAGCTATGTACGCCAATTCTGCGAGTTGCAGCAGATTGAAAACCAAATAGCCACAACGCTGCGTGTTCCTTCTACCGAGGAGACCGCCACCCACATGGCTGTGCGCCTTGCTGCTGAGCGAGAAATACGGTCACGCAAGAACTATCTTGCAGAGTTTATCACGCTGTCTGTCATCGAGCAGTTCCGTGTTAACGATATGTTATCGAAATATCCAGAACTGCATACCAATCGCAATGAAACGTAAGGTTGTAGCCACCATAGCCAACACACGTCAATTTTACTTTTCTATGATTTTCATGCTGACGTACCATCTCCGATATTGGCTGCTCATAGTAAATTCCACTATCATCACCAAGACACTTACTCATCGGGCAATCAAAGTGAAAATTACATTTTGAGCCTTGCACTAAAGAGAACTCCTTAAGCCTATTCCAAGACCAGGCGTTAGTCTCTGTAACCTTTATGCGTATCTCTTCTATTTCAGGATACAGACGTGAGATTTCGTAATATTCATACTCCATAAGCATTTTATTTTTTATAGCACTTCCTGCATGGTGTGCGCCCCATGCTCTCCGCTTCTTCCAGCGTCACCTCGTCTACGCTCGCTCTGCATTTGCTTAACCCCTTGCAGTTGTCGTAGGCATGATAACGCTTCGAACTGCTACCAGTGCATACCCACACTTTTGCATTTGAATCCGTAGGAACGGAAACACGCTTGTGCGAACTTCCACAAGACACACAGAACAATAAAGTGCTCAATATGAGATATAAAGTCTTTTGTTTCATAATCGTTTAATAATCTTCTTCCGCTACGGATGTAGAATCGGAAAGTTCACTCATTCTATTACGCTCTATAATTTGACAACGTAGCTCTTTCAGTACCTATAGCCTTGGCAAAAGCAGCTTTATTGCCGTTAAATCTTTGATTTACAAGAATTTCCATTCGGTCGTTAATCGTTTCCATACGCAAACCTATTCTTAAAATTTCTCCACCATCTTCTCATAAACCTTAATCAGTCTCTCTTTTTCTGCAAGCAAAGCTTCAAGTGCCTTAATACGCTCTTCCCAAATAGCAGTACTTACATCACCGTTGATGTTGTTGTGCGCCCCGTTCCCATTGACTTGATTATTGTTTCCTGCCAACGAAACCTCCATCGACGTATCAGATAAATCATCCGTGTATTCTTTGAAGAAGTTGTAACCCAAGGCTTCACTTATTGTTGCGAGTTTGTCTGTATCAATACTTGTTTTATCAAGTATCCTATTCACGTTTTGTTGGGGTACGCCTATTTTTCGACCAAACTCAGACTTTGACATACCAAGTTCATTGAGTTTCTGCTCAATGCTTAAACCGATGTTAACTCTTTCAATATTCATAAGCATTTTCGATTTAGATAAATCATTATATAGTTAATAATTCTTAATTTCGAACAGAAACCTACTCGTTTTTGATGTAGGTAAATCCATTTTGATTACCTTTGCACCATGAAGTTATAAATAAATATCGAAACAATGACAGAAACATCTAAAAATCAGCGAAAAAAATCGCTCTTGGGCCAGTTGAACGCCCTTGAAGTCGGCGAAGAGTTGACAGTATCGGTTAGCCGTTCAAGCTACTTGAAGTCGATTTGCGTCAGCTTTGGACTCCAGTGGGACAAGAAGTTTACCACCACGACAAACCGCGAACAGCGCACAATCACCGCAACAAGAATTTGTTAAACCCACTCCATCATGAAAAAGTTAATCATCACATCAGCACTCCTTGTTGCAAGCCTCATCAGCTGCAACACCTCAACCCAATTGTCTAACGAGGAACTCGACCGTATTAGCCGGTCAGTCTTCTGCAAGGATTTCGGCTACAACGAACAGGCCGACCGTGACAACGAGCAAGCCATCAACGATTATCTCGACGCTTGGCGCGGCTCCGTGTCCGAAGAAGAGGCATTTGCAAAACTCGGTATCACGCAAAGCTACTAAGCCATGCCCAACCAGTTCTGCAAATCCTGCAAGCAGTCCTACAACGCCATCAACGGATGTTACTGCACCCTGCTCAACCGCTACGTTGAGCACACAAAAGAGCCTCCATGTTCAAACCCTATAAAATCAGACAAGAAATGAAAAAAGCAATCTCAATTTTCCGCATCGCCATTCTCGCCCTCATGGGCAGTGTTGGCGTACTCTTCCTCCTTGGTGAGGAACAGGACGAAACTGTACTCTCGTTTTTCCTGCATTTCCTCTTCGACAAGGTGTTTGGCCTTGCCATGCTTGCCGCAATGTGTGTGCTCTTTTGGCGTTGGTGCAAGACCGACACTTGGCTCAAAGCCATTAATGAATGGTGCGAAGAGATAGACGCACAAGCAGGAGATTAAAGGATAATGGACTACCTCAACTTCTCCGACAAGTGCGTACGCTACTCCGCCTTCCTCAACGACCTCGCCGCACGCATCGTCCACCTGCTGAAGCTCGATGCCAACGACCCAGAGTTCATCAGCCAGAACAAAGCATTTGAAATGTTCGGGCGTGGAAATGTGGAGCGGTGGCGCAAGCAGGGAAAGGTAACAGCCTACAAGCGTCCGGGCAAAGTCGAATACCGTACAGCCGACCTACGGCTATTACAGAGGATACAACAAGACTACCTTGAAAAGTAGCCTCAACTGCCGCAGATAGAATGCTTAATCGGAAAGGGCATCCCGGCGCAACGGGAACCACAGAAGGCGTGTTACAGCCGAAGTACAAGGCTCAAATATGCTCACGGAGTGCATTAGTGCGGTTCGACTCCCACCTGCGGCTCCATACAAACAAATAATATTCATCTTTTAATTTTTAACACTATGAGTAAGATAGGACTTACAGTTGAGCAAATCAACGCAATGGAACCTACTGCGATTGTTCGCAACGACAATGTACGCGACAAGTTCATCCAGATCTACGAGGCAATGTGGACACCATCAACCGGAACATCAGGCGAAGCAGCCTACGAGCGCGAGTCACGCAACTTCAATCGTCTGCTTTCTGAGAAAGAGGACGTGCGCAAGACGTGCACAAAGTTCTCGCTCTTCACAGCTTTCCTCGACGTGGCAATTTCCGGACTCACCCTCGACCCCGGCACCAAGGCGCAAGCCTACCTCCTCGCTCGCTCCGTCGCCGTTGACAGTTTCTATGACAACGGACAGAAGAAAAACAAGTACGAAACACACTGCATGCTCACCGTGTCCGGATATGGCGAGCTGGTGCTTCGTGCACGCTGCGGCCAGATACGCCACGCCGACAACCCGGTTATCGTGTACGAAGAGGACAGCTTCGAGTATGGCGAACGCGACGGACAAAAATTCGTCAACTACACATGTCGTCTTCCCCACACCACCGGGCGTATCGTGGCTTGTTTCATGAAGATTACACGTGCCGATGGCTCTGCCGACTATGCCGTCATGCTGCCCGAAGATTGGGCGCGCCTCTCCAACTACTCCGCTCGTCAGAACTCAAAGTTCAACTATCAGACCAAGCAGTGGGAGAACGGCAAGCCCAACGCCCTCTACACCGCACAAGGCGGACAGATTGACCCCGGATTCCTCGTTGCCAAGTGCATCAAGCACGCCTTCAAGACCTACCCGAAGGCACGTGTCGGTCGTGCTACGCAGTTGGAGTCACAGCAGGTTGACGAGACAGAAATCACTGACGACATCTACGGCGTTACTGGTAATGGCGAGAAGGTTGACACCGCCACTGGCGAGATTATCCAAGAGAAGCAAGACTTCACACCTCAGACCGACACGTCTGCAGGAGTAACCGTTGACCCTGCCGCCAACAACGACGACGACACATTCTAACCCTATAATACTTACAACAATGAGTGAACAGACAACAGACCTCACCATCGTACGCGAGGGAAACGTACAGATGATAGCGCAATCCGCGCCACAGATATACAAGGACAACACAACCTCGTCCGAGCGTTGCACTGAGTATGGCCAGAAACTCCTTGCACAGATCAAGGCCAACGGCATGAACGACGAACTGGATATGCAGTGTGCCAACTACATCAACAAGGCTCGCAACACGGTGAAGAAGATGAACACCAGCCGTTCTGCAATAACTAAAATCTTTGACCAGATACGCTCGGAGTTCACAGGCATGGAGAATGCCATCGACCCCACCAAGACAAACTCTGTTCCCTACCAGATACAACAGGCTCGCAATGCCTACGCTGCACAGAAACGTGCCGAGGAGGAGCGCAAGCGCAGGGAGGAGATGCTGCGCCAACAGCGTGAGCAAGCCCTCGCTCGCTACAAGGCTGACGTAGAGGACGACTACAAGCGGTCATTTAACACCCATACCACCAATGCCATCAACTCCCTTACCGAACTTAACGCTGCCATCACGCTCGACAACTACGAGGCGCAGTGCAAGGCTATCAAGCAGTTTCCTGTCAAGCTGCCCGATGATTGGGCTGCAAAGACTCCCTCCAATGTCCGCATTCCTGCCGAACTTGCCGACATGCAGGACAAACTCCGTGAGGTGCGCACATCTATCGCTCTCAAACTCATGGAGCAGTTTGCCAAGCAGTACGAGTTTGAGGTGGGCGACTACCGCGACAACATTCTCGACACACTGCCGTCCAAGAAAACCGAATTGGAGCGTATGCAGAAAGCCAATGAGGAAGAAAAGGCTCGCATGGCTGCTGAACTGAAAGCGCGTGAGGAGGCCGAGGCAAAACGCATTGAGGCTGAACGCAAGCGCAAGGAGGAGGAAGAGACGGCAAAGAAGAAGATGCAGCAGGAAGCGGCCGAAGTGGGCAACCTCTTTGGACAACAGGCCATCGTTACCCCTGCCGGGTATCAGCCCAAGACTTCCGTCAAGAAACGTCTTGTGTTCCACGATGCGCAGGGTGTCCTCGCCGCCTTGTCTCTTTGGTGGTCAAAAGAGGGACAATACCAGTCTGTCGAAGACCTCGCCAAGATATTCAAGAAGCAGATCACGTTCTGCGAGAAGGTGGCTAACGACAAGGACCACCCGGAGTTCATCAGTTCAACATCAGTTTCCTATAATGAGGAAGTAAAAGCTAAATAATCAGTTATGTACGAAAGTGGTTATTATCCTGCCGGTGCGGAGTTCGACCCACGCGCACCTTGGAATGAACGTGAACAAACAATGATTGAGTGTACGGCTTGTGGCGGTACTGGCTATCACTACTACGCCTACGACTTTGTGGCCGACCGCGAAGCGGAATGTACCGAAGAGGAATACGACCAGCTACCAGAAACCGAGGAAGAAGCCGAAGCCAAGGGCGAACACATCATCAAGGGCGAAAAGGAAACCTGCGAGGTGTGCGACGGTGAGGGCGAAGTTGAATATGAACCTGATTACGACGATTATGACGAAGATTAACAACCCGGACGAATACTATCAGCGCAGTGAGGTCAGTAATTCTGACCTCACCGAACTGAAGAACCTGCTGCACCCTCACATGCAGTTCGGCGACAAGGAGGCTGCTTTCCGCTTCGGGTCTATCGTCGATGCCATCATCACCGAACCCTCGCGTGTCGACTTCCTGCACATGACCATCGACGGCGAACAATGTTCTGAGGAGGAGTTCCTCCACGCTCGCGAAATGCAGCGTGCACTGCGTGCAGAAGCACGACGAGACCAATTCCTCGCTAAGGTTCTCGAACATGCCGATACACAACGCTTCATGGTCAACAAGCAGCAGGAGTTCTGCAATGGAGGATTTACCTTCCATCTGGACACACGCTGCAAATGGGACTGGTGGTTGCCAATGGCTAACTTCGGCGGCGATCTGAAAACAACATTCGCCTCAACACAAGCGGAGTTCGACAACGCTGTAGATTTCTTCGACTGGGACCGTAGCCGGGCGTGGTACATGGACATCGCCCATTCCGACCGCGACTTCATCTACGCAATCAGCAAAAAGAACTGCAACATTTTCAAGAAGTTCATCAACCGTGGCGACGACATCTACAATCGCGGACGCGAGAAGTACGAAGAACTTGCCTTCCAATATTGGGCTTTCAACCTTATGTAACAGACATAGTATGAAAAAGAAATTATCACAGACAGCACAAATCCAGCTGCTCAAACGCCTCAGACGCATGTGTCCGTTCGCTGTGTTCTCTGGCTCTTACGGTTATACATGCGGTAGCATGATTGGGGGGGGGTACGTTCTTCTTCAGGCATGGCCGCTCGCTCAAAGGAAGCTCGCCATTGCATGCTCTCATGCGCCGACTTGCGCAAGCAAGCATACATACAAGGCTACGACATAACGATTTCAAAACACACAATCAATGCTTATGGCTGAAACTCTGATACATAACCTTCGCGTCGAGCCTTACGACTATCAGAAGGAGGGCATTCTTGCCGGGCTGCGCTGGCATCGTTTCCTCATCGGTGACGAGCCGGGGCTTGGCAAGACGCTCCAAAGCATCGGTGTCGTGGATTGTTCCAACGCTTACCCCTGCTTGGTCATTTGTCCGTCCTCGCTCAAAATCAACTGGCAGCGCGAGTTCGAGAAATTCACCAACAAGAAAGCCCTTGTGCTCGACAATTCCGTGCTTACCACATGGCCTTATCTTCTCCGGATGGGCATGCAGCAGGTGGCGGTCGTCAACTACGAGTCTCTGCGTAAATACTTCGTGTGGGACATCAAGGGAGGCTCACGTGGTGGGTTCCGGCTGAAAGATGTGGTCTTCACGCCGGACATCAATATCTTCAAGTCCATCATCATAGACGAGAGTCACCGCGTTAAAGACCCATCAGCCCAGCAAACCATTTTTGCACGTGGCATTGCTGAAGGCAAGGAGTATCGCATTTTGCTGTCAGGAACACCGGTTGTCAACCGTCCTGCCGACCTCATAGCACAGCTTTCCATCATGGGACGTTTGCCTGAGTTCGGTGGACGCTCTAAGTTCCTTGCCGAGTACGGCGGTGGCGAAATCTCCAAAGAGAGACGAGGAAATGATGAGGACGACGCTCCGCGCAACCTCGACCGGCTCTCTGCTGAACTCTATGCACGCTGCATGATCCGTCGCGAAAAGGCTAAAGTACTCACCCAACTACCAGACAAGACGCGCACCGACCTCATCGTTGACATCAGCAACCGCGACGAGTATATGCTTGCAGAAGCCGACCTTGCAGAATACCTGCGCACATATACCGAGTGCGACGACATCGACATACGACGCAAGATGCGCATGGAGGCTCTTGTCAAGTTCATGACGCTGCGCTCGCTCTCTGCCAAAGGCAAGGTGAAACAAGCCATCGACTTCACACGCACCTTCCTCGCCAACGGCAAGCCACTCATTCTCTTCTGCTCTCTGCATGAGATTGTGGATGAGATAAAAAAGGCGTTTCCAAAGGCTGTATCTGTTACCGGGCGCGACTCCATGATGATGAAACAAGCTGCCGTCGATGCGTTCCAGTCCGGGAAAGCACAGCTAATTGTCTGCTCCATAAAGGCAGCTGGCGTGGGTCTCACACTCACGGCATCGTCAAACGTGGCTTTCGTTGAGTTCCCATGGACTTATGCCGACTGCTGTCAATGCGAAGACCGCGCACACCGTATCGGACAAAAGGACAACGTGACGTGCTACTACCTCCTTGGCCGTGGAACCATCGACCGCACCCTCTATGCCATCATCCACAAGAAGAAGTCCATCGCCAACCAGATAATGGCAACCGACGACGACATCCCACAGGATGAAATGTACTTCGACCAGCTTACGTCACTCTTCCTCAATCCGGACGACGATGGCTGACCTATGTAAGACCGACCTGCAAAAGGTCATCAAGTATCTCACCGATGCAGCAACACTCTACGATGCACAGCAAGGCTTGCGCTATTCCAGCCGTGCATGGTGCATCAGACAACTTATCGTTAAACTAAAGAAACGGCAAAATCAAATCACAACAATATGAAAACATCAATGACCACCACTCAGGCGTTCCGTCAGCTCATACGTTGTCATGCCATTATAGCAGTCAACGTCTGGAATACAATCAACTTTTTCGTCACCCGGCGTTCATGGTTCGCCCTTGCACTTGTTATACTCATAGGGGCTGCGGCAAGTGCCATGTGCATCGTGTCTGCGCGTGCCGAGCGCGATCGTGCGCAACAGGCACAAGCCAAGCTGCAACAACAGGTGGAACAACTGAAAGTAGAAAATGAATTTATCGCAAAATAAATATTCACAAGTTAAACTCTATCTATCATGACAAAGAATGAATTAGCACGTGAGGTATCAGTATCTGAGAAACTGCACATCTCAACAACAGTGAAAGCCATCGACGGCACACTCAGAGTTATCAAGGAAGCACTCGCCAAGGGTGAAGTGGTTATTATCCGTGGCTTCGGCACCTTCACCCCGGTTGAGGTAGCCGAGCGCACAGCACACAACTTCAATACCGGCAAGCCTTTGGTTATCCCAGCACACACGTCTGTCAAGCTCCGTGCAAGCAAGGAACTGATAAAGGCTATCAACGAAGGAAAGGAGGCCACACTATGATGCTATATGAATGTGGTATCCGTTACGAGCGGACGATGGAGAACGGCATGAATAAGAAAGTCACAGAGTTGTACCTTGTTGATGCTTGCTCGTTTGCCGAGGCTGAAGGACGCATCACAAAGGAAATGGAACCGTACATATCTGGCGACTTCGATGTGGTCACTATCAAACGCACCAACTACTCCGAGATTGTCGAGAATGGTGCTGACTCTGCCGACAAGTGGTTCAAGGCAAAACTTTTGTTCATCACCGTTGATGAAAAGTCTAGCAAGGAGAAGAAGACCACTACTCACTTCATCGTCAGTGCCTCCGACATCAACAATGCACACTTCTGTGTTGTTGAACACATGAAAGGTTCTGTCATGGACTTCGAGATTGCTACGCTCGACGAGACTAAGATTATGGACATCTTCCGTTACAAGCCTAACACAGCTAATGGATAAGTTCTATAATCATGCCTTCCAAGGCCGAAATAAGTACGGCAACAAGCGCGTAGGATCCCACGCATCCAAGAAGGAGCACTACCGAGCTGGCGAACTACGCATGATGCAGCGTGCCGGACTTATCTCCGACCTTCGGGAGCAGGTATCATACCTGTTGATACCTGCACAATACGGTGAGTGTGGCAAAGATTTCAAAAATCGTCCTACACGTGTCCTTCTCGAACGTCCTTGCTCTTATGTAGCCGATTTCGTTTATACCGACAAGGCTACCGGGCAGACCATCGTGGAAGACACAAAGGGAGTCAGAACAAAGGAGTATATCATCAAGCGGAAACTCATGCTGCATGTGCATGGCATCCGCATTAAAGAGGTTTGATTTATATGGCACGAGACAGTTTTATATTCTATCGCAGTTTCCTTGAGGCTATCAAGTGTATGCCCTCAGAGGTACAGGCCGAGATTTACCCGGCTATCGTGGAGTATGCCCTTAACGGAAAGGAACCTAAAGGACTATCCGACATTGCCAAGGGGGTCTTCATACTTATCAAGCCAGTGATGGATGCCAACAACGCACGCTCTGAGGGCGGCAAGAAAGGCAAGAAGTTCGGCAAACTTGGCGGTCGCCCTGCTAAGGATAGAGCTGTCTCGTCTGCCATTTCTGACAAGCCCAACGTCACGCCCGGCTACACGCTCACGCTGGAACAGGAGATTGAAGAAATGCGTGCCGATCGTTCTTGGAAAGAACCGGTATGTATGCAGTTCCACATACGCGAGGACGAGCTTGGCAAACGCCTCGACTCCTTCCTCAACCACTGCCGTTGCGAGTATGAGGGCAAATCTCACGACAATATCAATGATGCCAAACGTCACTTCTGTTCGTGGATGCGCAAGGCGTACTCTTCACATGCCGAGCCGGAAGACGCACAAGAGCTGCCAATCCGCCTCCGAATCGAAAACGAAAATCAACATGAAACCATCTCTAACCACCGAATGCCTCAGGCAGGCAATGCCGCTGCAGCGCGAAGCCGAAACCATCGGAACCATCAACCGCCTCCTCGCAAGCGCACATGCCGCTGACGGCACACCTGCCGACTGAGGCCATTCAGCTCCGACGTTCCTACCCCACCCCCGAAGACCTGCTCCTGGCCTTCAACCCTCAAACATCAACCATGCTCGCAGCACGCTTCTCGCAGCTCGACGGCAACGACATCACGCAAATCCGAGGGCGCATCTACGCCATCGACAGCGAAATGTACCGCTCCTACCTCCCCAACTCGTCAAAGTCTGCAAACCAGAACCCCGCCCCGACACTGGCTCTCGTAAGCCGTACCTTCCGGGCCGAAACGGCCATCGCATGGCTCATCGCTCAGCTGCACTCGCTGGCCGAGTATGCCGGTGTCAAGGACAAGTTCTCGCAGGAGCAACTGCAGGAGCAGGCGGCGCTCATCCTCTCGGAGTACTACTTCCTCCGACTATCCGAACTCATGGACTTCTTCCGGCTCTTCAAACTCGGAAAATTCGGTAAGTTCTACGGCAATGCTGACCCTCTCGTGGTCACCGAAGCTCTCTCTAAGTTTCTCGCCTACCGCGCTCGCATCATCGACCAGCTGCTGGAACAGCAGCGAAACGAACGGGCACAGCGCGAACGCTCCGAACGGGCCGTCGAAGCCATTTCCTTCCAACGCTACCGCGAAATCCTCGCAGCGCAGGGAAAGCAAATGCAGTCCGAACAAATCATCAACCAAATCAACAAACAACAAAAATAAAAAATCCTCTCTAACAGCCTTTCTCTATCTAAGGTAATCTTCTTACATCAAACAAACAAAAGTCGCGCAGAAGCAAAGCAAATAGTCATTTCAGCCATTTTACAAAGCTCACGCGCACCCCAAACCAAACAATAGCAACCATGAACATACAATCATACGGCAGATGGTACCTCGCCGTCGATGCCAACGGACTCGCATCGCTCTTCGCCAACAAGCCCACACGCATACGCACCGTATGGGTCGCAAACGGACAGTCTTTCACACTCTCACCCGATGAACTCGACAGCCTGCTCACCAAAATCAACGCACCGGCCATGCAATGGACCGACGAACCTAAACTCATCGACGTAGTCGTAACCATCAAACCATTAGTCTGCGCATAACGCAAAAACAACAAAATAACAAACCACAAACACATGGAAAATTACTGCAATTTCAAACCCTTCGACAAAGTCCTCGTACGCTATGACGATCAGCATGTATGGCAAATCGACTTCTTCTCTCACTATGTCCGCGGTGTTGAATGCCCTTACAAGTGCCTGACAAGAGACTTTAATCAGTGTATCCCCTACGAAGGCCACGAACATCTAATCGACACTACCAGCGAACCTTCCTTACCGAAACAGACCGAACAATCGCAAACTCAAACAAAAGAAAACAAAATGGAGGAAGATTGCGATAATTACGGATACCCCGTAGAATACTTCGAGCGAAACGATGTGGTATTATGCCGGGATGCTGAATGTGAAGAATGGAGCATAACTTCGTTTGTAGCAAAAGGCAATGAGCAATATCCTTTTCAAGGCCATTTCTATAGATGGAAAAACTGCATACCCTACGAAGGCAATGAACATTTGCTCGGAACAGCTGACGCCCCAGAAAGATACGACCCAAACAAAAATACACTTTTCGGCATTAAGCTAAAGCCTGGCTACGTATTGGAGTTTGAGGATGACGAAACAGGCATTTTATTCCCAACCGCCAATGGCTTTGCGGTTTCGTACGCCAAAGGACTAAGGCAGTTTTTAAAAGGCATAAAAAAAGATAGCATTGTCAGAATCTTGGGAATTACACAGACTGATTATCTGAGAAGCGGTGAACTTCTATGGAAAAGACCGCAAAAGCAAGCGATTACAAAGGCTGAAATTGCTGAAAAACTCGGCATGAACGTACAAGATTTTGAAATCATTGACGAAGATAACGAAGAAAATGAATAAAATAAAAATAACAGACCTCAGAATTGGCGACATCGTTTGCAACCCTCGCACCAAATTTCCCATGCGCGTAGTCGCCGTCTTCGAAGACGGCACTGTCTACTTAGACTTTGACGGCCGCGAAGGCGATGTATTCGAAGAAAATTGCAAAGACCTTGAATTTGCCAAGCCACGGCAGAAGCCAGAAGCCGTAGAGTACAACAAGTGCTTTTACAATGAAGGTACGTGGAGCACGTACTCCACATTTCGAAAGGCGAGGCTTGCAAATCCAGAAGCACGAGTATGCAGATGTTGGAAGTTGTGCGACGAAATAAAATGCATGACAACAATTATGACTTGTGGCGAGCAGGTATGTACAATTTCAAATGCTGACAAACGAATTTCCGACGCGATTAAAAATGGTACAGTCGGAGTTGGATTTAAAGACAAACGTATGTGCTAAAATTATGGAAATTGAATACGAACTGATTGACAACGGAGTACTACTCACCGACACCGAATGTGGGCTGCGCATAGCTGCGCTCAACGACGACGACGGCCGGGGCTGCACCAACCAGAAGGTGAAAGCATTGCTCGGCGATTGGCTGCACGGCGAAATCGAAAATGTAATAGAGCGAACAACGGCCGAAAAATTCAAAATAACCATCCACATAAAACCCATTAACTAAAAACAACAAACCAATGACAAAACAAGAAGCCCTCAAAGCAAAAGACGAAATCTCAACAGTCTTCGAAGAAATTTCAGCACGCATGTGCGCCCTGCAACTCCAATACCCGGAACTCGGAATGCTGGCCGCCTACCGATTCGCGCAACACTCAATTATCGACACCAAGGGCTGTGTACCCGCCGACAACGTAACAGCCACAGGCTCTACCGTCCTTGGAAATTTCGAAACCACATTCGCAGCACTGGCACACATCTTACATTCTATCGCCATCGACGAGAATCAGCCGAAAATAGCCGAAGCTCTCATCGACCTTCTCTCTGCGAGCTGGGAAAAAATGAAAAATGACTACCACATCGACTTGTAAAAATCGAACCCCAACAAATAAGTCACCATGTCCCAAACAAAACTTACACTGCAACAAAAAAGAAGCATGGCCGACAAATGCGTTTCCGAACTCGAAAAAAAAGGAATCATACATCGCATCGGAAAACTCATCACTGCCTCACACCACCTCGCAAAAGCGGCCAACATGGTCTTCACCGAGGCGCAGGACACAATCTGTATGTATGGATTCAACCGGCACATGCTCAACAGAATGCTTTCCGACTACGAAAAACAAATCGACCGAATAGGGCGTGAGTTCACACGAACTTACATCTCACAAGACCCTAATGCACAAGAATTCATGTTGCGCGACTTCTCCGTTCTCTTCCCTCGAATCGTTCGCGACATGGGAATCGAACACGACATCAGCCAACTCATCGAAGGTATGATGGCTGATTTCGAAACGTCTTTCGACACACAAGCCGAAGGTACGACACTCTGCAAAAAAATCACATTCCGCGTAACACCGGCTGTCTATAACCGACTGCAAAAAATAGCCGACTACTACAACATCAAGTTCCCCGACATGATGCGGCAAATGGCACGACTATGGTGCGAACGAAACCACACCAGAAAACCAGCAAACCATGAGCTTCAACAACACCAAAACACCTCGCAAACCTCCGCAACGAACGTCACGGCCATACACCGCGAAGCACGGTCTTTCTTCTAACAAAACAAACTAACAATATGAATACTACTGACAAAAACCAATTCATCGAACAAATTCAAAACTGGCAACAAGCTGACCCCGAAAACCGAACCGCCTTCGTCGTGCTCATCGAAGACGACAATTTCTCATCAACTATTGCCACAGACAGCCTAAACATGCTGAAAAAAGCCTTAGTCTCCATAATGGATGAAAACGAACCAATAGCCAACATCATCACCCAGGCGATTTCTATATGCAACCTCATGCAAAAAAACAACTACCAAACACCTCCCCATGAAGCCCATAAGTAACGGCCTTGTCACCCTCCACGACGAAAATGACAACGACAAAGGGGCATTCAACTGCATGCAGCTTATCAAGTTCCTCACAGCCGATGGATGCACCGAATGGGCGCTCTGGCACAAAGCGCACCTGCAAGCCAAAGCCGGTAAATGCCCATACCGCAACCAATGCGATATTTTTCACCGAACAACAAACCAACTGCAACCTATTCCCCTCTTCCAAAAACTCAATGAACCTATGCTCCACTGACCTCAAACTTGCAATCACACTCCTACAACAAGGAGCTGACATCATTTCCCTGCGCGCCACAAAACCTCATGAACACAACAAAGCGCGACTAATGTACCGACAATGCCTCCGGGCAAACCGTCGTCGAGGACACAAAGGGGGTGCGTACCAAAGAATACATCATCAAACGAAAACTCATGCTACACGTCCACAACATTCAAATTCACGAAATCTAAACAAACCAACCTATCCGTTTAATCCCACCAATCCGTGTTCTATAAAAACAAACAACTATGTCTGAAAAATTCGAAATCAATCTCTTCGTCAAACGCCTACACCCCAACGCCGTAATCCCTACCTACGCCCACCCTTCCGACGCGGGCCTCGACCTCACCGCCACTACCCGAACCGACGACAACAACGGGAACATCATCTACGGAACCGGTCTCGCCATCGAAATCCCATCTGGCTGCGTAGGCCTCATCTTCCCTCGCTCTTCCATACGCAAAACTTCCCTCTTTCAGGCAAACGGGGTCTCTGTAATCGACTCGGGCTATCGAGGTGAAATCACCGTCACCATGCGAAAGTACATCAACCCCGATACCAAAGAACACAACCCCGACGCACAGTACCAACCGGGCGAACGCATCGCGCAACTCATCGTTATGCCTTATCCGCCATGCCGAATCGCCGAAATGAACGAACTTTCTACCTCCGAACGTGGCACCAAAGGCTACGGATCAACAGGCAAATAACCATCACAATCGCTGTCAGCCTTCAGTAGGCTGACAGCAAAATACACAACCATACATGGCTAACATAATCAACGCACACACCATTCTCCTCCTCACCACACTCAAAGTTGAAGTCTCACAAACCAAAGGCGGCAACCCAACAAAAAAATACACAACACACATCACAAGGGCTGAACGTACCTTAGGCCATGGATTATCACAATGCATCATTCACTTCAACTGCATTTTTATCGAGCCTGTCACTCTCCGACCTTCCGAAGTAGCACGACTGCTCAACGAACAACCCATCTCGCTGACTACCGAGTATGCCGAAGATAATGTACAACAATTCTCGCGCCAAATAATCATCAAACCTATCCCTTAAAACCATGACACCCGAATTCTTACGCTATGTGAAAAAAGTACAGCAAACACTCGCTAACTACATCGAACTGCCCAAAACGCCATGCGCCACATGTACCAAATTCCTCAAATGCAACGACAAGGAATTCCTCACATTCAACATGCCATGCAGCGCATACACCAATACTAAAAATCAAAAAATCACATTTTCCGACAAACAGAAGTTCTTAATCGACATTCTGCGAAACGACGAACAAAACAACGAAAAACCAGAAACGTTCATCAAACTCATCACCGATAATTGTAAAAAACTCAAACTGCCAAAACATATCACACAAAGCATACTGCCTAAAGGCAAGGAACACCAACAGGAAAAAGTGCAACGCACACCCTCTGCCACAAAACAAGAACTGAAAACCTCATTCCTGCACAATCTCAAAAAATACAAAACTATCAAACAAGCGGCCGAAATCACAGGTATCTCTGAATCGCTGCCTTACAACTGGCAAAGGCACGACAAACAATTTCAACAGAAGTTTCAAGACACTTACAGCAACATACACGCTCACGAAAAAAAACAAATCCTCAAAGAGTATCAATCGGGGGTCATGCTCAACGAATCCGCCAAAAAATTGAACATAGACCCAAACGAAATCAAAGGGTGGATTACAACAGACATACGATTCTCTAACGAATACAACAAAATAAAAGCATCCCACAAACAGCTATTACTCGAACAGCTGCAAATACACCAAAACTTCGCAGCCGCCATCGATGCACTCGGATTCAATCACAAACTTTGCACCTCCTACCGAAACAACGACCGTAAATTCCGCGAACAATGCGAGAACATCATCAAAATTTCACAGCAAAAATTCCTACAACACTACAAACTAACACACAACATACCTGAAGCTGCAAAAAACGCCAACATTGAACCAAAAAACCTCGATTATTGGCTCAAACACTACCCAACATTCACACAACAGTTCAACACAATCACAACCTCGTAACCAATAATTTACAAACGATTTACAAGCAACCTGCGAACAATTCACAAGCATAAAAAAAGGAGAGCGCACAAACGCCCTCCTTTTCACCATACCCCCCACCCTATCATCTAACACTTTTGAACCAACGCAAATCGAACGCAAATCAACCGGCAAATACCGAACAACAATCAACATACAAACCAAAACTTACACCGACAAACCGCATACACCCCCCTAACTTTGCCAACAAAACATTCTTTTTAAAAAACGCACATGGAACCAATCACAACCGAAATCAACTTCACTCAATACACCGCCGCTGCCAACGACTACAACGCGCCCGACGGTGACATGGCTGCTCTCTTCAACCTTATCCCTGAGGACGGCACTCTCAAACCCATCCTGAAACCTACCGAAATCTTCAAACTCAAAAACAATCAAAAGGCTATCTACATTCACAAACCTAACAACGAAACACTATACATCATCGCTCAAATTAACGAGAACCATACAACGTCGTTCCTCGCACATAATGAACAACCATTCCTTACCATAGCAAGCAACGAAACTCAACCTGCACTACATCTTCCGAAAAAACAAACAATACAACTACCTCGGTACGCTACTGCCAAAGCCTGAACTGCAGTTCTCGCTCGCTGCTAATGTGGTGCTCAAGGAGGACCAAAAAACGCTCAGCTTCAACAAGGACTTCACCACGCCGCAAGCCATGTTCGAAAACTACCTCACCATCTCTCATGCTGCACCGGTGGCTGAGTTTGGAAAGCAGTACAAATCAGACATCACGCAGTTCTCGAAAGCACTGAACGACAATTTCGAATACAAAGCGGTCTATAGCGGAACAAACGTTGGGGCGCTCTGGCTCTTCGCTGGCACTGAATACAATGCCGCTGGCACTGGATATGAACTTATTGCTACATTTTCCAAAACGGGAAAAACCGCATACTTCAAAACCAACAAAAAATACACGCACTACTACGTCGTGGCCAACAAAATATTTGGCGCTGGAACTACGCTCAGTGTAAAAATCACCTTCTACCAGGGGGCTTCGGCCAACATCACGGCTACCTACGTCAAGTACGAAAAACAGAACTTCGATGCTATCATGGCGTCGGCCAACAAGTTCGTCGCGCAGCAGGCCACTGAGCAGAACAAATTCATCTTCCCTTTCTTCGTTCGTTACGCGGTCAAACTCACCGACGGATCTTACGCGCGTATCTCTGAACCCATATTGCTCGTTCCGAATTCGGGATATGTGCCGTTCATGTACTACGACAGCAAAGGCATCAAGGCCTATGCTTTCATCGCCAACCTGCAATATGCGGTCATAAGCGGTATTGATGAAAAGTGGAACGACTTCATTGAATCTGTCGAAGTCTTCTGCTCATCGCCCATCTATCCGTATAAACAGGGGGCAGAGTATAAGGATACGGAAATGCTTTTCAATCACCTATTCTATAAACCGAACGAATACGACCAAATTTCGAATACAGACTGTGCCTATGCGCTGCTTCTGCCGGAGGATGCACTGGGCGTAGGGCGCGACAAACACGACCTCTTCGACAGGGCTAATCAAGTCTTTGGCGTAAAATCAATGATTGGCGACAACGGGAACCACAGCATCATTCAGGTGGCTCCGAACGACAACATGCTCGAACAAATCGAAAGCATCAATGCTTTCTACCGCATTCATGCTTTTAAACCGGAAGAACTGATTCCAAGAACCGACGATTTCAACTTGCCTGTTTTTGCCAACGTCGACATCAAACCGAATACGCTTTCTGCACTGCTAACTCTGCCGAAACTTACCGACAACTCGCTTGCTAACACGCGCTTCTTCGATGCTTCGCTCACTACTTACAACCAACGCTTGCATCTCTACAACTTCAAAATGCAGCACCCTGCGCCTTCTATGCCCGAACAACTTAACACGGCGGGGGTCTACGATACGAATGCTCCGATTATCAAGGCTATCACGGTCTACATCAAAACGGCTCTGGGTGAAAAAAAAGTGCAAATCACACCTGAAAAATTGCAAAGCACTACGGCTGCACTATGGTTCTTCTATCCGCACAACGGGGCATACAAGGCTGAAATCGCGTTCTATCACACCAACGCGCCGCAAACTGCTTACATCAAAATCCTGAATCTCAAACAGCACCAGTTTCTCAACGGGGCATATTGGCTGCACACTCCGCTCAGCGACCATTCGCCCATCTTGGCGGTCGATAGCCAGTCTGACAACTACACGCTGCCGTCGACCGACGATATTTCACATTACACCAACAACATTCTGCAGTCCGAGGTGGCTTCGCCTTTCAATTTCCCAGACACGCTGCTCTCGCAAATACCGGCTGCACAAATCTATGCGCTTTCTTCGGCGGCCAAGGCGCTTTCTGAAGGGCAGTTCGGACAGTTTCCGCTCTATGCCTTCACCGACGAGGGCATCTGGGCCATGCAGATTTCTGACACGGGCACTTACATCGCACGTCAGCCCATCACGCGCGACGTCTGCACCAACCGCGACCACATCACGCAGCTCGACGATGCAGTGCTCTTTGTCACCGCTCGTGGTCTCATGATCATTCAGGGTTCGCAAACTTCCTGTATCTCTGAAATCATCGATTCCGACACGCCTTTCAACCTGCTCTCACTCCCGGCTTTTCACAAACTCCACAATGCGCTGGCTCATACCTCACTTACTGACAACTGCCTGCCGACAAAACCTTTCTCCGAGTTCTCCGAAAAGGCGCGTATCATCTACGATTACCCGAACCAGCGTCTCTTCTTCTACGCACCGGGTATCACCTATGCATACGTCTTCTCGCTACGTTCCAAAATGTGGGGCATGTGTTTCTCGGAATTTACCAGCCACCTCAACGAATATCCGGGAGCCATCGCAACCGATGCTTCGGGCGCAGTACTCGACCTCACAAACCTCAAACGCGAACCAACCGCATGTCTCTACTGTACGCGTCCCATCAAACTCCAATCGCCCGACATGCTCAAAACACTACGCACCGTCATTCAGCGGGGCTACTTCGCACCTACTCACATCAACACCATCATCTATGCCGCTCGCAACTTCACACACTGGCACCTCATCGCATCTTCGACCAACAACCAAGTACGTAACATTCACGGAACACCCTACAAGTTCTTCCGAATTGCTACGCTCGCCACACTCAACCCCGACGAATCCATCAACGGTGCTTCCATTCAGTTCATACCACGACAAACCAACCGACTACGCTAAAAACATAGCCGAGAAAAAGGAAAAAAGAAAATAGGAAACAGGAAAAGAAAAAAAGAGCAAAGTAACACAAAAGCCCCCGACCCAACCAAGGGCAGAGAGGCTTTTGTTATACCCAATCGCAAACCGTCCGCAAATCCGTACTATCCATAGCTGCGCGACAGCGCGCGTCCAATCCATACAAACATATCCGTACAATCCGTACAATCCGTGTTCGGAAACCACTACCGCAAACCATCAGCCACCCCCAACTATCAAAGGTTTTAAACCCGTGGCGCCCTGTAAGGGCTGTTCTCAAATCCTCGAATCCGTACGCAAAATCGAAAAAATCCGTGTCATCCCACCAATCCGTGTTCGTCTAAAAAAACCGTCATCACGTCAACCAATGCTGCACCCTGCGAACCCTCCGCGTTCTGTGCCCTAGCACCTTATTCATATTCACCTTCGCCTGCTCAGCACGCTGCAACCATATAGGCAACTTATCCGGGTAAACCATCCCCAGCCAGTCCGCCACCGTCGAACAAACCAAATACTCATGAATCAACTCACTCAGGTAATGTGCCGTTGTCTGCGAAAAAGTCTCCGGAACTCGCAGCTCCATCAAATAATTACCATCTTCCGAAGGGCGGTCGTCCACCTCTTCCCCATTCCGAAGGGCCGAATGGCTGTATCGGTGCAACGCTTCCACGCATTCATAATACTTCAAGTTCAGAATTCGGTGCAGTCTATCAGCGTTCCCCATCTCACCAATATCCGCCACCTGATGTTTCGGATGAGGAACCTCATCAGGAACCCCATGCGACTCGATATACGCAAGGTTCCGTATGTCATAAACCAATTCTTCGCGGTAAAACAACATACGCAATCCGATGTAATCCGTCTGTCTCGTCAGTGTACACTTCATAGTTTAAACATATAATTTAAAACAATCCGACTTCATGCAGTGTTGCTCGCCTCATCCATAAGGTGAGCAAACCACACGTCAAACTATCCCCTCACGGGGCGAACGGGGCGAACACGGCTATGCACAGCCATCACCACCTCTCTGAGGGAAGCCGCAGCAAGTTCTGCATACACACGTACCATTTCCGGTTCCGTCACAGCATACCATTCCGTCAGCATGCGGTTACGCATATAAGCATGTGCGCCCTCCGCCAAGCTATTGCCAAGTCCACTGTTCCAGTTATTCGGCATTTCCAGTTCAAGGATCATATCCGAAGCCTCAAAACCCGGTGTATGGGAACCGGTCGTAGCCGACGAACCGCGCACATACTCTCCCACTGCACGTCCCAGTTCCCCGAACGCCTTTGTAGCACTCCCCCATAGCTTCTCCACATGAACCTTATTATCCTCCGTAGCCATCAGCTCATGCAGCAGACGATAATTCTCACCATTCTCAATAACCTTACCGCGATGAAACGTCTCTGCTGCCACCTCAACAAGCAACTCACCCCAATCAAAATATATCTCAAATTGCTTCATATCCCAATCTCGTTTTATCAAATACAAACCATATCACTATATCACCCGGCTTCACCCACTATCGGAGGTTTTGAACCCGTGGCATCCAGCTCCCACCCCCACTATCGGAGGTTTTGAACCCGTGGCGCCCTATCGGAACACATATAATATACTCTAAATCAATGGTTTTTAATCCGTGGCGCCCTGTAAGGGCAATGGTATCTCAGCCCAGGGTAAAGCAGGCCGAAGGACTGCGACACCCTGGGTCCCCCCAATGTCCCGGGTTTAAAAACTATCGCGCCCTGTAAGGGCAATACGTCGTCAATAGGGGCAACGCCCCGACGACAAACAACCGCAAATCGGAATGCAGCCTGACTTCGCCGAAGGCAATGTCAGTGCAAACCGAATGCAGAGCGAGGCAACCTTGCTTGCATGAGCTATGCTGAGGTGCAGCCTGACTTCGCCGAAGGCAACAACTGAAATTTTGAAACCTACTTATCTTGACTTATCACTGCAAGGCCGGTGCCTTGAGCGTATATAATTTCCTCACCATCTCCTTCAGCGTCTGCCCGGCTGCCATTAACGATGCTTCGGCTTCGGGCTTACAGGCTATCGAAAACCAACGGCCCACGATGCTGCGAACAAAGTACGAATGTGCGAGCTCCTGAAGGCCAGAATAGGCTGTGCGTTCGCTAAAACGCAAATGGAGCGTATATTTGCCTTGTCCGTCGAGTAAACCATCACCTTGTACGAAATCTTGCAAAGCTGTTTCTAAGGCTGATTGTGCTTCTTGCCACAAATGCGTAAGGCTCTTTAGGTCCAAGGGGGTTGCCCACACCGCTTCTCGCTCGTCTCTTCCTTGCTCATCCACGATTTTGCTGCCCGTATATTCGCTGAGTTTTGAAACTTCTGCAAATACGTCCGACTGATTGATTACTAACTGATAATGTATCATCGCGCTTAAAATCTGATTAAGTTATACTGTATGCCGATACCGATGTAAGGCTGCACCCCATGCTTCGGCGTAAAGCCCACACCGGCACCGATGCCTACACCCCAACGCCGGGGCTTGTCGCGCGCCTTGAAGCTATACTGACTACGCGTGTAAAGCCGTATGCTGTCAAGCCGCGCATCATAACCGCTCACCCACGCCGTATAAAGGCTGTCGCCATACGTCCGTTGCACTATCGGTAGCTGAACCTTCACGCTGTCCGTCTGAGGCACATTGCACATCACCGTATCCGTCACACGCACCGTATCGGTTGGTCGGTAAATCGGCACACGCACCGTTTCATAGCGAACAACCACACTGTCGCTGGCCGAAGGGGTCGAATACCACACCGTATCGCGCACCACTATCGTATCCATGCTCGAACCACAAGCATCACCCCTGATGCGGTAACGCTCCCAAAGCGAAGCCGATAGAAGCCCGGCTATGCATATAGCCACCACCACACCCAACAATTCTAAAAAAGGATGAAATTTATTGACCATAAGTAAGTGTTCATAATTATTTTTACATTTGAATTGCGTTATTGTGCCATAGTTGTTTGTTCTGCACTCAGGAGCATAGCGGGCTATGTGACTGAGCGCAGAGCGACGGAGGTTTTGAACCCGTGGCGCCCTGTAAGGGCAATGGTATCTCAGCCCAGGGTAAAGTGAACGTAGTGAACGACACCCTGGGTTTCCCACCCACGACTGCGTTTAAATGCTATCGCGCCCTGTAAGGGCAGCACGTCGTCAATAGGGGCAACGCCCCGACGACACACACGGACGCAAATCGGAATGCAGCCTAAATTCGCAAAGTAAAAATACTTCGATAAAATGATGAGTACCTACTTAACTACGTGCTCAATGTATTGAACAATCGCATTCACATGGGTAGCCGTCACCGCAGCACGCCCGCGTTCGCTCAGCAAAAAGCGAACATCATCTTCGTTATCCATGAACAGGTTCTCCGTCAGCACTGCTGCACAAGCCGTATCGCGGCAAATCGCCAGGTTCTGACTTGTGTAACGCTTACCCTCTGCTGGCACACAGCGGTTACCCTGCAAGCCTTGATAAATGGCCTCGTTCCATAGCATCTCTGCCAGTTCCTTGCTGCGAACCGAAGCATTCAGCCCCACGTGCGCCGAAAATCCGCGAGCCGAACCCCATACACTCCCATTACCGGCTGCATTCACAT